TTATGTATTATCTTTGGCTGACGTTAAACCAATCTGATCAAAGAACTGCATTACGTCCTGATAGCGGTACATAACGCCACGCCCGGTACCAAGTACATCAACAGGGGCCGGGAACGGAGTTCCGTTCCGTTCCCACTTTTTACGCCATAAATAAAACGTTCCCCTGCTAATTCCCCCCAGCATACGGCAGATGGCAGGGCGACTAAGAAGAATTGTCCCGGTTTTATCCATTATTCACCCCCCGTGTATTCAACGTGTCCTATACATCCGTCTATAATAGCTTGCGCCATATTGCGATAATCGCACGAAAATTCGTTGTCGCGGTTAAAATCAATTTCTTTTGCAGCATCTTCACCGATAACCTTAGTAGCAAGTGCAAACGCAATTTCAGCCAGTATTTTTTCTTTCGGATCTACATACAACTTATGAGCGAAATGCTTCCATTCCCCGGCTTGTTCAAAATCAGGCGCATCCATTTCTACAAAAAGAGCAAGGCGATCACTTATATACTTGTATTTCAGAATAACATATTTCCGACCATCGACAGGATCTAGAAGCTCAAGCCATACTCCGCATGGAGGCTTTTCTCCTGCCATCCATTCCGTAACTTCTGGCGTATCGCAATCATGCCGCTCATCTTCGATTAATTCGTCAATGATTTCACTTTCTTTGTTCATGCCATCATCATCTTTATTAGATAAATTGGCATATTTATCAAACTTCCAGCTTGCCGCCATAACAGAATAAGTGCCGCGATCAGCGCGAACACCAACTAAATAACATGATCCAAAATTATATTCTTCCCTGCATGTCGATACTTCAAACGATGGGTAGCATTCAGGGTTAGTGCGATGGCTAATCACACCGATTGCTTTTGATTTACTCATTTGTTTATCCTCAATTATGCCACTGGTACATCGTCAACTTTAATAAAATAATGTGGATGATTTCTAATATCTCTCAGGTAGTAGCACTGACACTCTCGCCACTCATTAGCCGCGCGATTAAGATAAAACACATTACCATTTTCTACCTTGTAATAAATCCCGGTCGGTTTAGCTTTAAAATACTCAACCATTATTGCCCCCAGCGTTTTATAAATTCCTCGTTTAATTTTGTATCACCTGACCACTGAACGCCATGCTCAGCGCCGAACGAGTAGATCAATTCGATTAGTTCACTGAATTCTGATTTACTCATTCGACTTGTAGATGTTCCCAATACAACGAAGCCGGATTTATCCAGATTAGGCACGACGCCATATTTTTTAAGCCCGGCGGTGAATACCGCTTTCCAGTCTTCCGGCGACAGCTTCTTACCGTACCAATTAACCTGATCACTAATGTCGGTTAGCAACGCCCATAGAAGGCTATTTTGGCTTAGCGAGCGGGTTTTCTCCTGGATGGTAATTATCAGCGGGCTTTTGCTATCAGGCTGGATCTCTCTTATCTGCCTGATAGCGTTTTCTTTTACGGCGTCGTTTACTATTTCAAATCTAATTTGCCTCATAATACACCGTTACTGTTTTTCCACTGCGCCCGCGCATACATGATCGCCTGCAAAGAAATTAGACGTGAGCTTGTCATGAAAGCGCTTTTTAAGTATCTCATATCAACCACAACAGGTTTATCAGGATCGTCACCGCGCATGTATTCCGCAATAGTGCTAAAGTCTTCAATGGTTAAATCTAACTCCTTATTCATGATCGCCCCTCACACAATACGCATTGTGTTTCGTAATTCACCGCGCAGCACCCGCAGTGCATCACGCATTGGTACAAAAACCCGGTTAAATTTTACGTGTTTATATTTCCGCATCAGTGGCGGTGTATACACCTTTGCGTCGTATACTTCCCACGGATAATAAACGCGCGTATCGTCAACAAACGTTTCAACTGAATAAAAGATTACCCGTATCATAATTCCAACCCCGTTTCACCGTTAAGTTTTTCGATCTCAAATACTGGTTTATCCGGCAGCAGGCCGTTATTTTTCCGGTATTCATTCAGGCGGCTGTCAAAATCAAACGCGAGATCATTAGCGTGACCGAAGCGCCCAGGTTTAAACAGTGAGTAAAAATTAAGGCCGTGCTTATTGGTGTCTATGCAAAGCGTTTCATCCAGTACCATTAAACGCAGCGTGCGCGACAGGTAATTCCACGGAATACCAGTTTCCGCGCTAATGTCACGCATACGCTTTTTGACGCTGTAGTCACTAAATAACGCCGCCACACGATCGCGACGTTGTGCATACAAATATTTAATTCGATAACCAAGCAAGCGGCGGCGTGGTCCGAAATATGTATATACACGCTCGACAATGCCAGTGTCGATTAAGTGTTTAATTGTCTCAGGCAAACATCCAGCTTCGTCATATTCCGCTGATAATCCTGTTTTCTGGCGTAACTGGTGCATTGTGTCGATGCCATCAAGTTCAAGGATATTGATAATTTTTGCTTCAAGTTCAATGCTCATTGTTTTTAGCCTCGTTTTAAGCACAAAAACAGCCACCAGAAAGCGGTCAACTTTCCGGTAAGCCGTTTGCTCAAGTTAATTAAAAGGATGCGTTATTCTGGTTGTTTCGTTGGTTAAATCGACTTGTGCGATGATTCATAGACTGAATACATGCAGACGCTGCGCGGGCCTGGTCACAAGGGAGGATATTGCCGTTGTCGTCAAATCGCTGGTAAACAGTCCCCGTTTTCCCGTGACGGTTTTTCGAAACAATGATCTCCATATATTCGCGGGCAACAGACTGTTCATCATAGTACCCGTCGCGGTAGACCATGATGATCCGGTCTGCGTCCTGTTCAAGATTACCGGAATCACGCAGATCAGAATTGTTCGGGCGCTTGTTCGATCGTTCCTCAACGCGGCGGGATAATTGCGCCAGTGCCAACACTGGTACGCGCAATTCTTTCGCCATCATCTTCAACGACCATGACAATTGCCCTACAGCGAGATCGTGACGTTCGGCCTTAGCCAGCTTCATTAACCCGATGTAGTCAATCATTACCATACCCAGGTTAGGATGGTCCTGTTTCATCCGTTCGACGGTGGCGCGCATTTCCTCGACCGTTAACTGCGATGCGTCAACAATCCACACGTCGAGATCGGCAAGGGCGCTCATTCCCTGTGCTACGTGCGCCCAACCTTCGTCATCCAGTTTTACCGGATTACGTAGGCAATCCGTTGATAAGTTACCCGCGCCAGCGATAGCGCGTTCAGTCATCTGATCGAGTGACATTTCAAGCGTGAAGAACAAAACGCCAACCCGCTGATCTTTACTGCCAAGGTAAGGGCGCTCAGCAGCAGCGCGGGCAATCGCCAGCGCCAACGCAGATTTACCAGACCCAGGGCGTCCGGCGAGAAGTACCAAATCAGTAGCGTTAATACCGCCTAACATTTCGTCGAGCGGTTCTATCCCTGTTTTGATGTTGTCAGAATTGACACCGCATTCCATGCGCTTGCTTAAAACCTCTGTGTATTCCTGTACCGCATCGCGCAACAGAACAGGAATGATCTTGTCTTTAGTTACCTTTAATTTTGAATACCGGGAATCAAAATCTTTCATCGTCTCTTTGACGACTTCAAGCGTCCCCGTTTCCAGCTTGTAGCGCATGTCGTCGATTAGTTCCAACATCTGCCTACGCTGGTGTTCTTCACGTAGTAGCTGTGCGTACCCTTTCAGGTTGGCAGCAGAAGGGCACGATCGCGCCGTTTGCATCAGCGGAACAAAGTTTTCATTGCCAATCTCATCGCCAACCAATAACGCGTCGATAAGATTCCTGTTTCTGGCTTGCGCCCGGATAATTTCAAACGCCCGCTTATACAGCGGAATAGTGAACACTTCAGGATCTAGCGTAGCGAGAACATCTTGCGCGTTAGGAGTGAGGCCGCCTAATAGCAGCCCGCCGATAACTGACGCTTCACGTTCCTGCTGTAGTGAGTTTATCTGCTTAGTTACCATTATGTCATTACCTCCGGTTTACAAAATGGAATATTCAGGGTAATAAACAAAGCGCCCGATCTCACCATAATCCTGGCTGTAAATAATCACCGCTGCCATACGACGTGACCGCCAGCCGCCATTAGTTGAGTAAGCGTCTTTACCCGCTAACGTGCCGTGATACTCAACAACGCCTAACGATGATTCAATTAGCCGTTGATGATGCCAGTGCCCGCAATGAGCGTAAACCGCCGCAGACTTGCCAAAGTCTTCTCGCCAGTCAGAGACGCAGGCAGACAACAAATTTTCAGGTTTTTTGATAGTATGACCGTGATGATATGCAAGGAATGTTTTGCCGTACTGTGTGTGGTGGACGATGGCAGGTGACACATCAACAGTAACGCGCGGTTCATCTTCGTAAAAAGCCGCCAGCGCCGCACGTAGCCAGATCATTCCTGACTGGTCGTGATTACCTGATAACACCTGAATTTCTACATCCTTATGATTCAACAACATCTTACCTACAGCACGCCGGACCGACCGGATCGCCACGTAAACAAGTTTTGCGTAGCGTGAATCACAATCCAAAACGTGATTACTTGATGGCGTCACTGGTAACAGTCTGTCAGTGTGGAGCACATCCCCTCCTAACAGCAAAACAGCTTTTTCAGACATCGGTGCAGCGCCTACCGCGTAGTCGAAGAAATCATTTAGCACGCGCTCAGCGATCCCGGTGTCGTAGCTCTCGCCGCATTCAGCTTTATGAGCAAGCGCCCCGATATGCAGATCAAATACCGGATAAAGGGCCAGGCTTTTTTGGAAATCAATTTCCGGCACTGGCACGGCCTCCGCGCGGGGTATTTCTTCCGTGAAGGCGTCACAAGCAGATTGCATTAGCCTTTCCATTTCATCGCGATCACGGGCTGTTTTAATCCAGCGCATAATCACATTGCCATCCTTATCGACGAGCAATGACTCACCATTGACGCCAAAACCCGGCGCGCGACGCGTGGATATTAAACCGCGTTTCGCCAACCGTGCGCCCAGGCGTTCGACGTTGCGTTTTGCCATTCCGTATTTTTCGGCGATCTGTTTATACGTTAGACCGTTGTTATGTTCAGTGATTAGCTGTTCATCACTAATCTTTCTTTGACACATAATGTTATATCCTCCGGTTTACATTTTGTATATTCATTGGCAGCAAACAATCTCTTTAAATGCTTCTTCTACCATGTCGAATACTTCCGGCCTGTAATAAAAAAACTCATTGCTACCATCAAATTTTACAGGAAAGTTAATTTTATAATTGCTAAAAGCCTTATGCATCGTGTTTTCTAGTTCATGTATATTTTCGGTTGGCCCTTCTAACGTTTTCACGATATGCAAATTAGGAATTCTAACGCCTGCTTTATGTGCGCTTTTTAATATATCGTTTCTTCGTTTATTTTCCTGAACACTTACCCCAATTTTCATTTGTGTAGGCACTTCCAGATCATCAACCATGATGTAAAGTTTGCCATACTCATGACGAAGGAAACCGTATTTCGCGCATTTTGGACAGCCGTACCCGCTTTTAAGGTTGCAAGGCCTGGCAGACCACTCATGACTACAGATCTTGCAGCGGCACGGGACTTTATCTCTATGGTTCTTAATTTTTCCCAATACTTCAACATAAGTGTTAACTTTGGCTATATCTGTGATGTGTTCTTCGTGTGTTAATGTCCTTCCTTGTGCGCCTTTTAATATTCCGCATTTCGGGCAACCGCGCCCGTGTTTTAGGTTGCAAGGTGTAGCCGACCACTCATGACTACAGATATTGCAGCGGCATAATACTTTTGTTTTGTCATTAATAATTTCACCCAACACTTCAATATCAGGATTAACTTTCGCGATAGCGGCAATATGTTCTTCGTGCGATAACTTCATCTTCCCAGCGCATTTCGGGCAACCGCGCCCGTGTTTTAGGTTGCAAGGTGTAGCCGACCACTCATGATCACAAACCTTGCAACGGCATAACACTTTTTTATGATTTCCGGTAATTTCTCCCAGCACTTCAACATCAGGATTAATTTTCGCAATAGCCGCAATTTGTTCTTCGTGTGTTAACTTGCGCATCGTTCCAACTCCTTAAAACGCCTCAGACGCGCTACAATGCAAAAACCCACCGCGTAACCCATTTGCACAGGTTGCAGTGTCTTATTGCGTCAGAGGCGCTATCATGTGGCTAATTTTTGATTTACAGACTGGTAGGTATGTTATGGATTGACGCGAAGGAACAAACCGCCGAACAAAACGACGTTTACAGCGATTGCCGCAGCGATGGCAAAAGCCACGGCGAAAACGTGTTTACTATCCATTTTAAAATCCTCTCTGTAACGCTCTCTAACGAGCTAATCGCAAAAAGGTAAGCAAGTGTAGCACCACATGCGATTTAGCTCGCTGGTGAGGTTGTTTTGTGGGTAATTTTGGATTTTTGCGGATCGTGGTTGGTCAAAGAGCGCCAGCGCGCGTATCACGTAGCGTTTTTGGTTTAAGCAGGAAATCAAGTGTCGCAGTGAAGCCATTGCCGAAGTAAAAATCTGAAGCCGTGTTTTTGAACGTTTCGAAGTAGGCGACAAAGCCGTTAATGCTTTTGTCTTTCAGGTAGTCAGTGAACGCATAGATCTTGCGTTCAAGATCCCGATCCAGTTCGGCAGGTGGTAACAGGCCGTCAAACGTGCTGTTAAATGCTTCCACCACGTCGGCAGCGTTTACAGTAGCTGATAGCTTGCGCCATTGCTCAGCGTCAGCCAGATACCCATCGAATTTAGTTACCCGGCAAATGTTGATAGGCTTAGGTGTTCCACCACGGCTGCGCCATTGCGTCAAAGCCCATTCGATTACTAATGTGATCTCATCCTCCGTGTATGCCTTACGTGTTTTTGTTTCTGTCAGTAGTTCGATAAATGGCTTAGCATCACGACACTTGCATCCAGCTTTGTCGTTGTAGAAGGCCAAGCAACGCAATGCCGCTTCGTTTACGCCATCCTGATTGACCGTTTTTTGTCCATTTTCGCTAATACACGAAGTGTATATATCTTTTTCTCTTTCTTCTTCTACTTCTAATTCATGACCCTTTCCTGACCCGGTCATGACCCTATCATGACCTTTTGGTGTTGGATTGATTAACTTCTCTAATTTTAATTGCTCCTTCGCTGTGTTTATAGCAGCCCTATAAGCGCTCTTAGAAGTCATTGATTGGTCCAGCCTTTTTAATAACTTTAGGCAAGTTATGTGGCCTTGAGAACATTCGAACAAACCAATTTCGATGAAGTATTTCATCATTTCTTCTATACGTTTTTCAGTAGATCCGACGTTTCGCGCAATGATTCTCGCGTCATGTCGTAGGTCAAAATTCAGATTGTGCTGATCTACGTCATAAGTTATTAGTTCGAGGCAATACCAATAAAGCCCGTACCCTTCCAGGCCATAATCTAACAAAACGTTTTGAAGTTTTTCATCGCGGTTCGCATCGCTGTCATGCTTAAACCACTTCATAGATCATCCCTCCGGCAACATCACTACATAGACATCACTGAATGCATCAAGACGACAAACAAATCCTTTATCCATTAACGCGGCGAAGGCATCATGTACCGTATGAACAGGAAGTTCACACATTGCGGCTACTTCTTTGCGTGATGCATCATGTACCCGTCCTTTGTTATCTGCCTTTTCAGCCAGAGCCATTAAGACAAGTTTTTGAATCGGGCTATTAAGTTTTACGTTCCATGCTTTACTAATCATGTTCATACTCATCGCATTTTCTCCTATGGTTAGAGTGAACGCGCGGGCGGGCATCCCATTAGCATTAGATAGCAGTGACTGACCGCTCAACAGATCCCGCCGTTGCGTGATATTTGTTTTTCGCTTCGCAGCGACACCGGATTTTTAAAGAGCATAAGGTAAGTGCCTTTTTGTGCCTTCAGTTATCTTTTTCCTTGCGTCTTTGCAAGTATGGCCTTACCTTGTCTGCAAGTTTACAAAATGGAATTTTAAGATCAAGGCTTAAAATACACGTTTTGTGACTTGCATCAAACTTTTTGAGGTTATAGGGTAGCGACATGAAAACAAAATGGTATGACTTAGCAAAGCAGCTCATGCGGGCGCAGGGCATGAGCCAGGATTCACTCGCGGATCGTATGGGGATAACTAAAGGCGGCCTGTCACACTGGCTGAACGGTCGCCGAGAGCCAAATCTTGAAGATATTGCGCGGATTATGCGCGAGCTTGGTCGTCGGCAGTTTACTGTTACACATGATGGCATGGTCATTGATGATTCTGTTTCTAATACACTTCAGGCCGTGCCGCCGCGTGATTTAGGTAGTTACCCGGTTATTGACTGGAAGGACACAGTAAACAATATGGATGACGCAAGGCGTTCAGCATTACGACACGTTACGACTAGCGTTATTTGTTCAGATGACAGTTACTGGCTGGTTGCCAAAGGTGAATCAATGAACGCGCCGCAGGGGTTGAGCATCCCGGCGGGGACGATGATACTTGTGGACCCGCACGCGCCAGCTATTGACGGCAAACTGGTTATAGCCCAGCTTGAGGAAGGGCAGATACCGACGTTTAAACAGTTGATTATTGATGGAGGTCAAAGGCTTTTACGTTCGCTCAATCCGCTGTATCCGCCAATCCCTATGAATCCAGAATCAAAAATTATAGGCGTGGTGGTTGATGCGAAGATCGTAAACCTGCCATAAACATTAGCCGCCGAATGGCGGCTTTTCTTTGCCTGGAAAACACCAAAACGTAAACAGAAAACGTTATTTATTATTTAAATATCAATGGCATATAAAATATTTTAAAAAAGTATACAAAATGGATTGACTCGATGTTTTACGGGGCGTATATTGCGAGTCAAAGGAAGGGCGCAGGTAACAAAAGCAACTTCCTGGCACTTTAAAAATCAGGCTTAACACCTTGTCAACCGTGGAGTAACTCCCCGATGGGGGACCGAAAGCGGCACTGATAACAAGGCGCATGGGGTGTTTAAAGCGTTACATCCCCCACGAAACCGCACGCAAGGCGACGAGTCAGCTTGCTTGGAGTGAGCAAGGTCACGCCGGGAACGGCGATGATTGCGGGATTAGTTGAAAGATGTTAAGCCGCTCATTAACAATCTGGTCAGCCGCTGGAAGTGCGGCAATTAACGAAGATGATTTTTTATTAAGTATCATCAAGGATATACGGAGATCAGATTATGAGCGTTACAATTATATATGGTAAATGTGATAGCAAAATGAATGCCAGGGAACGCAGAAGGATAAAAAGAGAAAACGAAAGAAAATCATCACCTGCAATCAATAAAACAGACAATGTGGATAAAGCTATTCGATTTGCAAACGAGGAAAGATGCAAACCAAATAGCATTAAAGAACGTCGCAAAGGATCAGTAAAATGGTATACGGAAAATGAAAGCGGCAGCTACTACCACGCAACGCAACCACGCCATTTAGGGGAAAAACCCCTGGATAAAGTCCGCTACCATTAATACAAAATGTAAACATCCGGAGATGACATTATGGTTATTCAGGCGTTTCAATTCAAACTGGCAGTAGCGGAAATGCTTCACGATGCCGAAATGTGGAGCGCCGCGAATAAAGCCTTATACATAGTGTTAACAGCACGGGAGATTAAATGGTGAAAACAGAGTTACATAAAAAGCTATGGACGATTCAGCAAACGCTGAACGCGCCGAAAAATCAGCGTAATAATTTTGGTGGATATAATTACAGGTCGGCGGAGGATATTTTAGAGGCGGTTAAACCACTGCTTCAAAGTATTACGCTGACTGTAAGCGATGAAATTGTCCTGATCGGCAATCGCTATTATGTGAAAGCTACGGCGACGCTAAGCGACGGTGAAGACGAAATAGCGGTAACGGCTTACGCCAGGGAAGAAGAAAGCAAGAAGGGAATGGACGCAAGCCAGCTAACAGGTGCGACATCAAGTTACGCGCGAAAATATGCTTTGAACGGTTTATTCTGCATTGATGATGCGCGAGATCCTGATACTGACGCATACGCTAAGCAGACAGGCCAGCAGCCTCGCCAGCAGAAAAACCCACCAAAACAACAACCACAGCAGCAGAAAGCGCCGCCAAATCCTGATGAAGTATTAGCACGTTTCTGTGATGCAGCAGCGAAAGCGCAGGACGCTAACAAGCTGCGTGAAATATTTGGCAAATGCTGGAAATTACTACCGGAAGGATCGGAACATCGAATCAAGGCAAAAGATGTTTATGACATCCGGGTAGCAGAGCTTAACGGGGAGATGGGTTAATGAGTTTAAATTCAATCACGCTGGGCGGGAATATCGGTAATGATATGGAGGTTCGCTACACACAAAACGGGAAAGCGATTGGTAGTTTTCCGTTAGCTGTAACGAATGGCTACGGCGATAATAAGCGGACAATGTGGGTCACTTGCCTGGTATTTGGTGAGCGTGCGGAAAAATTAGCGCCACATATCCGCAAGGGTGGAAAAATAGTGGTAAGCGGTCGCCTGGATGTTCGGCAATATGACCGGAACGACGGCACGAAGGGAACGGCGGTAGAAGTGGCGGTTAACGAATTTGAATTCATGAACGTTAACCAACAAGGCCAGCAGCAGAAAGCGCCTCCGCAGCAGCAGAATAATAACGGGAATAATCCGCCGATGGACTTTGATGACGATATCCCGTTTTGATCCAATAGGTTAGCGATGGTTGATTATCTAAAACCGCCACCACCGCCACGAACAAAAGAGCAAGTATTAAAAGAAGCCCGTGATCAAATCGATCGCGGGCTTTTTTTATGCGGCACGGCAGCGGAACGGATGGCGAAAAGATTTAGTGACCTGTACGCAAAACAAATATGGTTCGACAACTGGCAGGCAAGTTTTTATCCGCTGCAAAGAAAACCGGATATGCACTGGCCTGAATATGTCGATCCACGTATGCGCAAATATCGCGGGCGTATGGGCCAGGTTATTAACGATTAATGAGGTATCAAATCATGATCGAAGAAAAAGATGTTGATAAAGAGCTGCCTGACTCATCTGATGACTATGTCACTTTTAACGGCGGCCTGTATGAGTTCGAAACGTCTGCCGGGTGGCACGATAAATGGCCTATGCCAACGCGCAAGGAATTAAGCGAACGTAAAACATTTGGCGAAGATGCCGAACGCCTGGCCAATAACAAATGGCTTGATAAGTTCATTGCGGAGGCTGATAAATGAGCATGGTAAAAATTGCGGCATTAGCCGCCGCCTTCGTTATTGGGGTGATTTATATCACAGCTTCTTTTTATGTCGCCGTTTTTATTGCTGAATTAATTGTTGCATTGTTGGGGTGAGTTATGAAGGTTTGCAAGAATATTGTAAGGGTCGCTTTTTGCGTTATTTGTTTCCTGTTTACGATTGTGTTTTGCGGCGCACTTGCTGCGGTGATTAGCTTTATTTGTAAAGGGGCGATGTGATGGTTACTTGGAATGCAAAAGATGGCGATCTTGTTGTTTTGCCAGAATATCGTAGCGACCCTGGTCTGGTTGTGCTGAACAAGACATATAACGATCTTGAGCGCCCGATCCTGGTTAAATATCTGGATGGAACGATTATTGAGCCTCGTTTCTTTGACAAGATTGAACTGAAGGCCCGCAATGTTCGCGTTAAGCCGTTCCGGGATTATGTTGAAGACCACTGGCGGAAATTGTTTGCCGGGCTGAATGGGATGTACGGCGTATGGCTATAAAATTAGTGAAAGTAAAACACCTGAAAGGCGGTGAGAAGATCCGCACTTGGTATGGCTATGAGTTTATTATAGCTGCCTTTTCTTTTTTGCCTGGTGGTCAAGTAATATTATTTGATGAGGAAGATGATGAGGTGGGGAGATGGCATCTTGAACAATATGTTGAGGTGTTAAATGAAAATTAAATTACATAAGGCCTATGATAGTCAGACTAACAAGCTATCACTATTTATTGAGTTCGAACGCCGGATTGTGTGTGTCCCGTGGGCGCGTCGCTTTAATGATGCAGCAGGGCGTAGACAATTCGCTATAGACATGCTGTTACGTGGCTGCGGCCTTATGCGTCCGCTATCCGATTTAAAACGGATGATGCCTGGATCGTTCGGTCAGATTGATGAAATAGAAATAAGCCCGGAAGAACTGAAACGGGAGCGTGATTTATTCCTTTCAAGCGAAGGAAACCCGTTTAATTCAGAAACTGAAATGAAATGGCATCATCCACTATAAGGGTAAATATTATGAACAATATCAAAACGGCTTATTCACTCGGCAGCGAAGGCATGTTAATTACTCGCTACACAGAGGACGCGAGCTTTCACGAAGTGGTAACTAAGGATTATCACGAAGTTTTAAAAGATATGGAAGCAGGAGTGTATGACAGTGACTTAAATCTGGCGCTACAGATTGTCGATATTATGATGAATGCATCAATCCGCGATTACGTGTCTTTAAGCATGGAAGAAAAAACATCGGTAGCGCGTTATGTGTTCTGCCTCACTTTCGTAAGACGCATGGAGGAGGAATTCGGACGCGCACCAGTGCCGGAAGATGTTGATCCGCTCGCGTTCGGAAGTGCTGTTATTTTCCCGTTGAACAAGGATCTGCTTGGCAGTGTTTCACTGCATTCTATGCGCGGCCTGATGAAAAAGGTCTTTGAGGTTAAGATGTTGCAGAAATTTATTGAGGAAGGACACGAAGAAGTGAACGTTAAGGCGTTTATTCCGGTGCTTTACGGAAAATTTGTTGGCGATGATATGCGCGCTAATGAATTCGGCGTACAGGCGGCTATAGCTACGCTTAACGAAGCAATGAAAAGTGCACAGCCTATTCATGAACAGGAAAAACGTGTACTGCATTAACAGCGTGATTGCGATTACATAAATATACATTTTGTATTGCGATCGCATATCCGTTTTGTAAACTGAAATTAAGAGGTTTACGGCACGGAGGAAACAAGATGGAACGCGAATTGATGCTTTATTGCGTAGAAGGTGGCGTAGGTCACGATGCCTACGTCGCCGGGAAAGGCTACCCAGCCGATGAAGTGCTTTCTAATATGCACTTCAGAGAAAATGAAAGCCAGGTGTCTGTGTGGAAACGGTGCATTGATGGTATTGAGGTTGTAAGTATCGAACGGTATTTAGGCACGTTCGATTACGGTGTTATTGAGGCTTAATTATGGACGACACATTGTTTTATATGTGCTGTTGCTGGGGTTTTATTGCCTTATGTCTGTTTATCAGGTGGTTTATTGAATACCATATGAGGTGAGGCATGGAACAGAAAACTGATTATAGAATACCTGATGGCCTAAAATTAGTTGGCATTGGTTTCGGGTGTGGATTTGTATCTGACGCAAAAGGAGCGATTTATTTAATACGTCTTATTGATGGCGTTCAACATATAAGGAGATTAGGAATTTACATCAAAGCATTCAGAAGAGGTTATTTAAAAACTCATGAAATTTAAACATTACATGGAATGGAAAATTCCAGAAGCAGCAACAAAGGCAGCGCCAGGAAATGTTTCTGGCGTTTATTTTTATATGGATGGCAAATGGTATTTCGGCAGCAGGCCGGATCGCTACTATCAAGAAATATGCAAGCCTCACGTATGGGATATTAAAGAGCGCGTGAAAGGCGGGGTAATTGAGGACGTTTAAAATGATGCGTGCAATTATTGACTTCATTATTGGATGGTTATTTTGTTCTTTTTTCGTATTCTCATGTATAGCTACGGTTTTTATTGGAATTTTATGTGGTGTGTCGTTTGTTACATGGGAGCTACCAGAAATTCCATCACCTGATGATGCGCTTTATATATTAAGGGTTATTATTGCTGTTAGTGTATTTGTTGGGTTCTTTTTCGCTGATTCTACTGATGATTTATAAAATGGCTTTATTTAACCTGTCAGAGCCGCAATTTAACGCCGTAAAGACTGCCGCCCGCGCCGCGCTTTCGGCCTGCAAGGCGGAGGTAGAAAAGAACGGATACAGCGATAAAGCCACGCGGCTGATATTAGATAAGCATTATCGCAAGGTCGCCCCGCTAATCAGTATTGAGCGTTTTGTGTGGTTGGTGGGGTATCTGAATAACCGCTGGGGAACGGAACAGGATTATTTCTAGGTGGACGTAATGAAAAATGATTACGGCGGCAGCCATACGCCGAAAGAAATAAAAGACTTATGGCAAACGCCAAAACCCGTTTTTAGAGGAATGGATCGGGAATTCGAGTTCGTCGCGGATGTGGCGGCAAACAAGGAAAACGCATTAATCCCGCGATATATAACCGAAGAAATGGACACGCTCCATTATCCGTGGGGAGCGGTGGCGATGCCTGGTGAGTATGTCTGGATGAATCCGCCATATTCTAATCCGGGACCATTCGTTGATAAGGCGGCGCTTGAACATCAACGAAATCACATTGGCTGTGTAATGCTATTGCCCGCTGACATTTCTGTTAGCTGGTTTATGAACGGCGTGGAGACGGCAAACGAATGCCGATTAATCACGCGCGGGCGGCTGGCGTTTATCAATGCTGCAACAGGGAAACCAGTAAGCGGGAACAATAAGGGGAGCTTGTTCTTGATCTGGCATCCACGATGCAGACATGAATGTATTTTCACGCAGATAACACGTAAAGAGCTATACGCGAGAGGCGCAAATAATGACTAAGGCAGCAGATTTATTAAGACTTGCAGCAGAAACCATAGAGCAAAGAGGTAAGCAAAACGGCTACGACAAAAAAGAGGAAAAATCAGCGCCAAAAATAGCCACTATTTACAACGCTAAGAAGGGGGCAGATTTAACCACGCTTGATGTATGGGATCTGCTAATTTGTCTCAAGGAGGCGCGTTTAGAGGCTATTTTGAGCAATAACAGCGATCCGACAGACACACTAATTGATTTAATTAGCTATAACGCGCTAAAAGCTGAGCAAATATTAACGGAGCGGGAGGAAGAGCAAAAGAAAAAACAGGGCGTTTTTGATCTCCCTATCGGTGGATTGAAGAAAACTTTTGCTGACCTTGCCGGACCAGAACCATCTATTGTACCGGGGCAATCCCACCTGTGATGTTTAACGGTGGTGAGATTACTAATCGGCTTGATGTGAAGTTTGACAACGAATCGCTATTACGCGCGGCGGGGTATCATAAAAATGGAAAGGGTGACAATTGACAGGTTATTAGCCTGCGTTTATGTCGCCGTTTTTGTGATCATCAATCTTATTGTTAATCATTGCGGCCCGTGGGTAATTCCGATCACCACGGTAGCCGCCGTGTGTGTCAATATGATGATCCGTGACCTCCTGTTATATGACGGCGGCCTGAAATGGTCGGCTACAACATGCGCCGCCGCTGGCGCAATCACGGTGCTGATAAATTACGACGCCGGAATGGTGGCGATCGCGTCATTCGTTGCGGTTGTTTCCGGTGCACTTATTTCTGGCGGCGTTTACCGGGTTTTGCCTGGTGGCTTTGATTCTAAACGTTGGCCTGCAAATATAGCGTCCGCCATTGGTGATGCGTTAATTTTTCCTACGCTATCGTTTATGGCGTTTATGCCGGAAATATCAGCTATGCAATTCATCTCAAAAATGGCAGCGGTAACGGTGATCACCATCATTATGCGCCGCTATTTCACGTTTGAGGGTAGAAAATGAGCAGGGCTAAACATTGGTTAAATAATTGGCTTAGAAGTTGGGTGGTGTGGTCGCTGTACGACGGCAGCGGGTACGCCGTTAAAGATTGGGCGGAAGCTGGATATAAGTGCTATTGCTTCAACTATGACGGCGCAAATCACGGAGATTATGAAGGCGTTAAAATCATTCATCCAAATATTGAATACGTTAACGTCTGGATTGATAGCCATTTCCTGGTAATGTTCTCCCCTGAATTGTCTGTTTATCCAGAGCCTGACATTATCCTGGGCTTTCCTCCATGCGACGATCTCGCTGTGTCAGGCGCTCGCTGGTTCGTTGATAAATACAGGAAAGATCCTTGTTTTCAGAATAGGGCGGCAAGAAACGCAATGTTGGTTGAATCTCTGGCTAACATGTATAACGTGCCGTGGATGGTGGAGAATCCTGTTGGTGTGCTGTCAACGCTATGGCGTAAACCGGATTTTATCTTCAATCCTTGCGCTTACGGTGGCTACCTGCCGGAAGATGACAAGCATCCTGCTTTCCCTGATGTTTACCCACCGCGCGACGCGTACACGAAGAAAACTTGCATATGGTGCGGCAACGGATTCAGGCAGCCGCTTTTTAGACCTGTAGATCTTAACTCTGGTGATAACCCTGGGTGGGCGAAAACCGGAGGCAGGACGAAACGAACAAAGATGATCCGCTCACTAACACCGCGTGGCTTTGCCCGTGCTGTATTCCTGGCTAACCATGACCGCGTTTTATCGGACTGAAATTTACAAAATGGCGTCATTGCGTGATGTGGATCACATAATGGCGCTTTTCGCCTTGTTCTGGTGTATCCATTTTGTATACTTCAAGCAAACAAAATGCTCTTTAAAAATCCGGCAGCGCTGAAATGCGTAGAAATCACCTGAAAAGGAGAGAGCATTATGTCTTTTGATGATTACCAATGGCATGACGACTATGAACGAGAAAGCGTTATGCGTGCAATGTGCAATGTATGCAGCACGAAGAAAGGAGGCTGTAACGAGTGCAACGAATGCTTAGAACATTGGCTAAGGGCCGGACACGCCGAAAGGCTGAACGAAACAGAGAATCAAAAATAATCGGGGTGGTTTTTATGCAAAACCCTAAAAAACCCATAAGACGCCGTTGCAAATGCTGCGGCGTTTTTTTTGAGCCTAAATATCACAATCAAACGTGGTGCAGCGATGAATGTCTGGAAGAACTGAAGTTTGACCAGCTATGCCGCGACCGTGAGAAGGCTATGAAGGCTATGGAGCGGAAGAAACGCCGTGATAGCCAGAGGGAAGAACGCAACCGGAAGCGTAAACAGTTAAATCCGCGTAGTTATTGGATCAAACAAGTTCAAAATGTATTTAACGCCTATATTCGCGAACGTGACGCGCGCTTGCCGTGTATATCTTGCGGGACTTACTACGGTGAGCAATGCGGGTGGGATGCAGGTCATTACAGGACGGTAGCCGCCGCCGGACACCTTCGCTTCAACGAGGATAATTGCCATAAGCAATGTAGGCACTGCAACCAGACACTAGACGGCAACATCGGAGGGTATCGCCCGGCGCTGATTCGAAAAATTGGCCTCGCCAGGGTGGTAGCTCTGGAGAACAACAATGATACGCATAAATGGACGATCGCAGAATGTAAGGAGCTAATAAACATCTATCAGGCAAAATTGGACGCCTTAAGGAGAAAGGCAGCATGAACGAGTATACATTTAGCCTACCTTACCCGCCATCTAATAACCGATATTACCGACATTCACGAGGTTTTCACTATATCAGCGAAGTGGGGAAGGAATACCGGGAACAAGTAAAAGACATCATCGAATTATTAAATTTAGACATTAACCTATCTTGCCGACTGGCAATCGCCATTTATGCCGCGCCGCCGGATAACCGGGTCAGAGATCTTGATAATATCCCAAAATGCCTTTTTGACAGCCTTACTTGTGCCGGATTCTGGAATGATGATGGGCAAATCGACTCAATAAAAATTGTCCGCTGCCGGAAGGTAAAAGGCGGGCGATTGTTTATTAAGGTATGCGAACGCGGCGACCTGCTACCGGATATTAACGAATATGCGACTAATATGTGGGGTGAGCAATGAAAAACGAAATTAAAGATCTGCAAATAGATGTTCAACGTGACGAGCATGATTTAGCGACAGTCAGACGAATCCAGGCTTTTCACATGCAGGAATTACTTGCGCTGAAAGAGCTTGAAAGAAAACTGGTGCAAACCATTTCTGATCGCAAACGCCTTATTGCTCGCTATGGGGGCAAATAATGAATTTAGAATCCATTCTGAAATTCCACTTTCCCAAATCACCGCGATTATCAGACGAAAGCCGGGGAACATCCCCGGATGCACTTAATACGACGGATGCGCTTACCGCCGCTGGTATGGCGCAATCGCGCGTAGAGCTTGGCTATAGTGCTTTTTTAGGGAAAATGGAGCTATCGCAAGCTGAAAAACACAGGGCCGTAATTTTGCTTACAGAGCGTTTAAGGGCTATGGCGAAAGATTACGAATACGTGATGGAATTAAATGAAGAACAACGCAATGATCTTATTATTCTTGTTGCCGTTTTCGCGTTTCGGGATTACTGCCAAAGTGCGGCTACCGAAAAGGTTTGCCCTAAGTGCGGAGGTAACGGGCTTTTACCGAATCCATATTGTGAATACACATCGACAGTTTGCTCGCGGTGCAACGGCAAAGGCTACGTTAAAAACCATTGCCAGAGGTGCAAGGGGCGTGGCGAAGTACCGGATAAAGCAGCCAGCGAAGCGGCGGAAATGCCAGTATTCAAAACGTGCCAGCACTGCGGCGGGCGCGGGTACTCGCGTTTCCCTGTAGATCTTGTCCGGCGTGCGGTTAATCAGCTTGTATTTCCGGTAAGCCGATCAACGTGGTGGAAGAAATACCGTGCTTTCTATGAAGACGCCATTACTGAATTGTTCAAAGAAGAGGCGCGGGCTGATAACGAAATTAAACGAGTGACACGGGGTGAATAATGAAACAACAAGAGATAAACATGAAAAAAGTGATTATTCTTTTTGAAGATTATAACGGTGAGGCATGGTGCAAGTATTTAAGCGGTGTTGAAGCACGGTTGGCGCTAACGTTTATTGCCGCACTGGATGAAGGGGATTTTAACGCTATTCCGGTTAAGCCAGTAGAAATCTATCGTCGCGAGGTGAAGGATGAAGCCTAAATTAAAAGAACATCTATTCGCAAAGCTGGTTAATAATCTGACATTAACGGCGCGTGTGTGCAGTGATACGCAACAATTAAGGGCGTGGATAGTAAGGGATTTAAGAAAATACATCGAGCCAGGCGGGCCAGGTGACGAGATGACTATGGACAAGGCCATCAAGCGCCGTTCGGCTGATTGGTCAGTAAGTAACACAGGATTAACCGGATACATCGAAGGCTATAACGACTGTTTACAGGATCATAGCGATGGCAAATAAACACTTACATTTGAATTTAAAAGGTGAATACTTCCACGCCATCCGGGCGGGAAAGAAGGTGGAAGAATACCGGCTTTACAATGAATACTGGCGTAAACGCCTGGAGGGGCGGGAGTACACAAGATTAATCATTAAATGGGGTTATCCATCGGATGATGAGAAAGACCGGATTATCGTATTGCCTTACATGGGGTACGAAATCAAGTTGATTCAACATCCACTATTCGGCCCTGATCCGGTGAAGGTATTTGCAATAAAGTGTGATATTTACTGGCAATACAGATTTTAAGGTTTGTTGAGCAATGAAAAAAGCTGGCCTGTCAATTAGCCGCGTATTGTGCGGTGATGAAAACGAGATCCGCATAGAAATTAAATTTAGCACTGGTAAAGAGATAATTCTTTACACGACACCTGAAAACCTGACGCTGGCGCTTACTGGTAAATCTGAAACGCCGTGCGACGTCCGGTTACGCAATATTGAAATTAAGGAATTAAGGAAGGGTGAAAAATGAAAAGTAGAATGAAACGCCTGGTAAGAGCTTACGACAAGGCTTTAATGGTTTTTAGTGACCTGCGGCACAATAAACGTGAGCGTCGTAAATGGGCGCGTTTATTTGCTAAAGAATGGCACGAAGATGATGCGACAATCGACTGCCAAAGAGACGCAGACGAATTAGCAGATGATAACGTTTACTATATGATGTGGTGACAATATGAAAAGTAACCGTAAGCGCATGATAAGAGCATATGATAAAGCGTTAATAGAATTTAACGAACTATCACGCAGTAAGCGCCGCCGCAGACAATTCGCGCGACTTCTTTTTCATGTATGGCACGACGCTGATTTCTTTTTTGATGCCAGACATATAACACAGGAAGATGCGGATAATATAGCTTACGATAACATTTACTACATATTGAGAAGGTGGGAATATGCAAATAATCATTGATTACCTTTGCCACGCTGCAAATACGCTTTTCGGTTTTTATCAGCATCCATTCCTGAAAGAATGGGACGAAATGCTTAATGACATCATTGATAAAGGGTTAATAGTTGAAGTGGACGAGCTAACGATAAAATTCAATTACGAAGGCAAAGAATATGAAATATGGGTAGGGAATAGATGGTATTCATACGGGCATATTTATTCAATTGGCGGCAAATACATTAAACGGAGCCAGGAGTTTAGACCGCGATTCCGAACAATGCGCCGTCTGCGTGACCTGCATATGAATATATTTGAAGATCAGAAAGCGTGTGAACTATTCAAGATCTACGGTGATAAATCATGGAACTAAAAATCTGGCAGGCTATCGACGTTGTTGATAACGAATTAACCATGTTTGCCACTGATGGAAAGCGCGTGGTGATCGCTACATGGACGCGCAACCATGATGATATAGCTTTTCGTCGCAAGGCTGCGGAGTGGCTTTTCTCTGATGAAGGCTACACGATGAATATCTCCCAGCTTGCCAGAATGAAGGATGAAAAGCTGGTAGATAGTTACACGACTGCATAGTGGGGCAAATATGCGTATCTATGAACACAAGCGGGATAAAACCCGCTTTTTTGTTCGTGCTGGCGTGGCTTACCAGTATCACGACTGCGGATATATCGAGGCGCTTGCTTACGATCTGGACTTCGAACAAGAAAAAGAATGGTTCGATTTCAAAATTTACCGGAAGCGTAAACCGACGCGCGACGAGCGACACGCTATCCGGGACTTTTTAATCAGCATAGACCGCTGGGAGACAGAGGAATGAGAGCGAAGAAAACAGCAGATCAGAAAGCGTTAGTTATCACTACAACTGATGTGTCGTTATTCACGAAGGGTGAAGAAATAGATCTTAAATTACTTTTCGGCATGTTTGAGCCACACGAAAAGCCGTGGTTCGTGCATGAAGACAAACAGGGAAATATGCGCGTAGTAGTGCCGGACAAAAACAGCGACATATTTTTTGCTATTCCAGACCCGTTACATGACGGTGAATTGCTGGCGGTATTGTTGATCGCTGATGCTGTTACTTATAAAGGGAAAGAAATATGAAAGTTAAATTCTTGCACGATCACGGCTACCCATCATTAAAACGCGTGGTAGGGGAAACGGTAGACGTTGTTCATTCTGATGATGTGACCTGCGTCATTTTGGGTAAAGACCTTATCGCTCACGGTGCTGATGATTACTACATTAACCCGGCGTGGTCATATACGTTTAGCCTGGGCGACTTCGTAGGCGATAAGGGGCGCGGCTTGCAAGTAGTCGAGGGTTAATATCATGGACGTCTACGAAGATTTATACCTTCAAACAAATACCCGCACTTTTTATTTTTTGAAAAACGGCGTCGTATATCGCAGCGATGACGGGGTAATAATGAAAGAGTGGCTATTTAAACGCAAAGACCTACTTGATGACCTGGTTTTTGCCGGGATATTCCGTAAACGTCCGGCTAACCTGGAAGAAGAAATGCTGATCGACGAGGTATTAAAATGAAAATCAAGGTAAGTTATTTCAGGGCGAAAGATAAGGCCACTGGACGGATGATGGCTATTCTGGTTAACGAAGCGAATTATATGTTCTTCCTTCAACCGTGGTGCATTGCCGATCTTAATGACGATTATCGCCGCCACGCTGCGCGTAGTGCTGTAGGCATGAAAGGCTGGCAGCCGCGCGACATGGAAAACTATAGCGAGTGGAAATTGGTGGTAAAATACACGGTCGATTATAAAGGGGTTTTCTGATTATGTTTGCAAGGTGCGTTTATTCTGACACTGTGTGCTTTACTGTTGGGGAATTATATAGCGTTGACCTTCTTAACGGGTGCAAGCGCGGCGCGGGCGGTATTCATTATGTAAAAGATAATGACGGCGATGCGTGGCAATTTTACGGCGATCATGCGAAAGGGGTTGTTAAGGGTAGTTTTGATAATCGCGTAATGGCGCGTTTTGTTAAGTGGTGAGGGTTAAGCATGAAACATTTATATTTTGAGCTAATACAGACGCGCGACCGCAATATATTTGAAGAAGGGAAGATCTATTGCGGCGTTCAACTTCACGGCGCACCGGGCGGTGATGGTGCAATGGCGATAACTGGCGATGATGATAAAGTTTATTTCGCTTATGTTAGCTATATCAATAACGCCGCTGGTTTGTATATTTATCGCATAGTGCATGATTTCCGTGAGATCGCGGAGTTTTGCGCCCGCGAAGGCAGTAAACCGGAATAAGTGAGGTGCTATGAATCGGAAACATAGATACCAGTGCACATACTCACGATGCAGCGCGTTTTTTAAGAATGGCAAGATCTACGAGGTTGGCGCGGCATTGGTTGACGCAAAGGATCAGGAATATATTCATGCCATTACTGACGACCAGGGTCAGTTATGGCGATTTTATAAGATGGGGTATGGCACGGCACTTGTTTATGCGCGTGCTGGTGGTGGTGCTTTTGCTGCGTTTTCGTATGTAGGGGTATGAAAATGATTTTAACGTGTAACGAATCGAAATTAGGCTGTTTTGAAGAAGGCGCACAGTATACGGCTGAAAAACCGATGGGATTGTCTCCTAAATTTCCGTTTATCGTCGTGACTGACACTTACGGTCACTTATGGTATGCAGGGCCGCTAGGCGGTATTGGTCGTTATGTTGTCCGTAGTTCGGATGGGGCGATGAAGGTTACTTTTACGGAAGAAACGTAAATGTGATCTGTATCACAAGGTTTACGAAATGGCATTGTTTCGGCAGTGCCATTTTGTTATAAAGAAGCTGAAGAGAGAACGATGCGGAGGGTAGAAAAATGAAACGCTGGATTAACAAAGAAGTCGAATCTCGCTTAAACGCATTTTGGGAGATGGTGGAGAAAGAAGACCCAGCACACGCTGCAAGCCCTTACCTGAACAACATCGAATATCACTACATTGCAGCAAACAACGCGGAGTTCGAAGAAGAAGGTGGAGCCGACAAGTTCGCACAAAGCAACGCATTCAACAACGCAAACGAAATGATGATGGCAGTCATCGAACAGGCAGAGGAAGACTACGAATGCAAATCACTTGAATTTGCACGCATGGCATAAGGGGGAACCATGAACGCTAACGCTAAATATCCGGCCTGGGTTTTCGAACTATACGCCCGCTACTTTGAAGTATTGGCACCAGGTGAAGAAGCATTAAGCATTGACGAATACGCGGAGTGCTTAGGATTTAGAGGAGGAGAAGAAGAATAAACACGGGGCCGAATAGCCCCATCAAACGGAGTAGAAATTATGGTTGTGATCAGACTATGGCGCGGAGTTAGTAGGCTTGATGGCACATACAGCCGTGTAATTGAGAGTGTTAACAATAGTCGGTTTTATGAACTGGAATACAGCGAAAAAAGGGAGAATGAATATTTGAGCGAATCGACCCCTATGTGGTGCAAAGTGGCTGGCCTTTCTTCACTTATGCGTTGCGGGTTTTATACAGATTATAACACGCTAACAGATGCCGAACTGGTGGCAACTCTTTACGAAGGAGAATAAACAATGACTAAATTTATCAGCGTTAAAGTTTTCCGTGGTACTTTACCGAACGAAGAAAGATTGGGGGAATTCGCCGGGCAACCTGGCGCATGTTTCCGTGTAGCCACTGAAGACGATGCGCATGTTAAATGCTTCCACGTATCGGAACCGCCTTTTAATGCAGACCATCTTGAAGACCCGGATAGAATTAAAAGCCTAGTTTTTGCCTATCTGATGTTCCAGGGTATCGCTAATATGGAAGTGGAATTGCTTGGCGCTGAACTGGCGGCAGAATACAAAATCACTGAAGCAGAAAGTGGAGGGTCGGAAATTGAGCGCATCAAATAAACCTTACAAAATCCGGTGTAAAGGCGAATACCCTGGGTTTACGATTGGTTGCGAATACCTGGGCCACATTGGGTACGGCCCTTTCGGTGAGTTAGGAATGAATACGATTGACGACGACGGCGACAGCAGGACGCTCGATCTTGATACGGATGACTTCGAATATATCCCGCCAGTTACTTACTGTTCTGTCGATGATTTCCTAGCTGAACAAGAAGACGATGAAGAGGATGATTAACGATGGATGACGAATACGTAAACAAGTTTATTGTTATGTTTCTTAGTGAACACTGGCGCATGTTTGAGCATTATTGTTTTGAGCGCGGGGAAAATGCTGAAAAAATATATCAACATTTAGGCGGGGAGAAAGAGGATGATTGAATGTCTTATCTTTGCTGTATTTCTCCTTTATATCGCTGGCGCTATCCTGATGTCTTGTTTCATCAAATATAACGATCTCGATCGTGGTGGCCTTGAGATTCCTTTCTGGCCTGTAGCGGTGTTTATCGCTTTCTTCGATGCAACGCTAGTGCAGATTAAGCGAGCCATTAAGGAGCGTAAAAATGGGAAATAGCGACCATCAATATGACGGCGTTTATCAGTCATTGGTGTCACGCGCTTATTATCGCCTTGAAGGTGAACACGTAATGATGCGATCACGCCAGTTTGAACCGTGGCATGAAACGGTTTTACCTGTGACAGCGAAAGAAGTTATCACGATGTTTAATCACGGACATTGGAGCAAGATTGGCGATATTAAGTTCAGGATGTTTAAAGAGGGCGATTAAATGATTGAAGATGGTATATACGCCGTGAACCTCATTGATGAAATGTTTTACCGCGTGGAGGGTAATGATATTCGTATCAGTATCGATGGTGGCGAGTGGAAAGAGCCATTCATGGATATGACGCGGGAAATAATTGAAATCATGCTTTATAACGGCGACGTGGTGAAGGTTAGCGACCTGTGAACGAGATCGAAGACGGCATCTATTTGCATAAGGTATTTAACATCGTCTATTTACTTAAAGGTAATAAGGTGATGATAAGACCTGATGACGATCCACATTGGGAATCAAGCGGCATGGATCGCGAACACATGCAAACATTGCTTGATAATGGCCTGATATACAGAAAGCAGTAAAGCCGTATTTGTTGGGGGTAATATGGAAGAAAGGGTTTTGCTGTCATCAATATGGCATCGGTTCGGAAGTGAAAAAGGTTACTCACCTGCTTGCTGGCTGGATAGTAAAAGCGGAAAGGAGTATCAAAACGAGTGCGAATTTAGAAGGGAGTGGCGAGGCGGTAAGGAAGTGCAAGGATATTTTGCACCAAAACACGTTGCCGTCAAATACAAAGAATGGCTTGTTCGTTTGCTTGGACCTTATCGTTAACGCCGTATTTGTAGAGCGCAAACAAACAGATTAAAATATTTCCTAACAATGCGAAATTGTAATTACCCGGCCCCGCGCCGGGTTTTTGCTTTGTTGGAGGAAAATCTATGTTCGACAGAATACGGGAGGCGTGTGCGTATGTGACTGGGGCCGTAACTGCTTTTTTCGGCGCGATAACCATCAATGACATCGCTGTTTTCGTTGGTATCTTATCAACCGTAGGCACATTTGCCGTTAATTATTACTTCAAATCACAGGAGAACAAGCGGGCGCAAGAGGAACACGACGCGCGAATGGGGAATAAGTAAATGATTAGCCAATCGCTGAAAAACAAGATTGTTGCGGCGGCGGCTGGTGGGGCGATCGCTATTGCGGCGGTGATGATAAAAGATCTTGAAGGCGTTGAGTATAAGCCATACAGAGATGTCATCGGTGTTTACACGATATGTTATGGACACGTCGGAAAAGACATCATGCTTGGTAAGACTTACACGCAATCAGAATGCGATGCTTTGTTAAATAAAGATCTACACAAGACCGCAAAAGCGATTGACCCATATATCAAAGTCGAAATATCAGATTTTACCCGCGCAGCACTTTATTCATTCGCCTATAACGTAGGCGCTACCAACTTCAAAACATCAACCTTACTAAAACTACTCAATGACGGCAAGAAATCAGAAGCGTGCGCACAGCTTAAACGCTGGGTATACGCTGGCGGTAAGAAGTGGCAAGGCCTGGTAAACCGCCGCGAGGTTGAATATGCCGTTTGCGAATGGGGGGAAACGTGGACAAGGTGAAGGCGTTAATTTTCGCCGCTGTTGTTTGCATTATTGCCGGACTGACCGCCGTAACATGTTATTACCAGGGTGAGGCGGCAAGGTTACAGGAAGAAGTCACGGTAACGAAAGGCGCACTGAAAACGGCAAGTAACACTATTCAGCAGATGAAGGAGCGAAACGCCGAACTGTCAAAACTTGATAAGAGGTATCACGATGAGATTAAAGCTATCAGATCTGACATTGCCGATCTGCGCACTGGCATTGATAACGGTACTATCCGGTTGCGCGTCAACGCAATACCCGTGCGAGTGTCCGACCCCGCCGCGACCGCCAGCCGCATTGATGGAGCCACCTGCGAGCTTGATGCCACTGCTAGACAATCTTATCTATCCCTCAGAGAACAACTAAAAGAGAAAGACGCACAGATCACTGGCCTACAGGACTACATCAAAACTCAGTGTTTACGCAAAGAATAGCAGCGCGTGGACGTGTCGCCGTTTCTGTCAGCCAGCCATAACCGGGCCAATCCTTCCCGCGAGCGACGGCGGAATAGTCAAAAACACGTAATACCGGATCAACAGTCCCATTAACAGGTCAGGCGCTACCTGGGTAGAAGAAAGCGCCATTCACCAATTTTATAAAATTCTGGAAACGGTACTGATGAAGCGCCGTTTTCAGTGTTTTATAACTGTTTTCACTCCCTGCGGTGTCGAGTTTTGCGGGGGTTATATTTTTCAGAATAGGAGATTATTCTGATGGCTAAGGCTAAAGGCATTAAATTGCCTCAATTTAAGATCCCACTCTTTGAGCATACAACCGTTTTCTTTTGCCCGACCCGCGAGATGTTCTATGAATTTTGCGAAAAGGCAGGAATTCCGATTGAACCTGATTTCGAGTTGGCTGGAGGATTAACGCTTACTTGCACTGGCGAGAATGGTGGTAACTTCTACGTGATCGCAGTATTCAACAATGAGTTGGGAACGCTGGTCCATGAATGCGCCCACACTACATTCCACGTTTTAAGTGATGTAGGCGTCGTGGCTACCACGGATCCTACCCATCCGGCGAATGAGACTTACGCTTACATGGTAGGCCGTATCTTCGATGCGTTTTTCCCTATCCTAGCAGAATCAAACGAAGCACAGGTTGCAGCAATGCAGGCGGCAGAAGTCGTCGATCAGGCGCTGGAACAGGCAGAACAGCCGAAGGAAGAAGAAAAGCCAGCGAAGAAAGGTAAACGTAAGCCGAAAGCAAAAGAAGCGCTTGTACCGCGTGTTATGAGTTTTAAACGAGGCTGATTATGATTGCGTCAATACTAACTTTCGTCGGCGGGATGGCGGCTGGATTCATCCTTTGCCTGTTTCTGGTAGTTATGTCTATGCGAGACTGATTATGGACGCTTATTTATTTATCGGAATGGCGGCGGCTGTAATATTGTTTTTGTTGTGGAAGTAATGATTATGGACGCTTACATCATTGCCGGATTAATCGGCGTTTCTGTGTTTCTTGCTGGTTCTATTATAGTTGCGCTGATAAACGTATATATCAAGTATTTGGTGGGGTGAAAAATATGATTGACCCGCTAATTATCCTTTCTGCCTGCGTCGCTGTATGGCTGGCGATCATGATATTCATTGAAAGCTGAAGGTATCCACAATGAACGCATACGAAATGCTATTGCTGGTGGCTGTAGTTGTAGTCATTGCCGTAGATGTTTATCGGGAGTTTAAAAAATGAAATGGCTTGATTTCTTTTTCCTGATCGTTGCGATTGTTCTTACCATGACCGCGCTGACTCAATAGGTGAATATATGGAAGCTATCGAAGCCGTATTATTCGTATGTATCGCTGCGGTTGTTATTGTGGGGCTTATTATTAATGTCTGACGGCGATTTCTTAATCATGGCTATATGCACGTTATTAGTCGTTATCGTTTTCTTCACATAAAGGGCAAACAATGAAGGAGCTATTCGATTGGTTGGAAGTATTAACATACTGTGCAAGTTTTGTTGCTTGCGTATATATCATCAATAAATATTGAGAGGTGAATTATGGCCCGCACTAAAAATGCAAAAGCTGACGACAAAAAGCCAGCCGCTAAAAAGGTGGGCCGTCCGCATGGTTATACCGAAGAGAAAGCGTTAGAGATCTGCGAACTGGTAGCGGACGGTCAGAGTATTAACAAAATATCAAAAATGCCTGGTATGCCTACCCGTTCAACAATCCTGAAATGGTTTCGTGATGTGCCTGAATTTTCGGACATGTATGTACGCGCGAAGGAGATCGGCTTCGAGGTGTTGGCTGATGAAATCATCGATCTGGCTGATGCCGCAGAGAACGCAGATAAGGACCAATTGCGCCGCCATCAACTGATGATTGAGACACGCAAGTGGCTACTGGCAAAACTCCAGCCGCGCAAATACGGCGAACGCGTCACACAGGAGATCGTCGGTAACAAGGAAGAAGCACCCGTCCAGGTAGAAGTAAATCAGACTACTGTCCTTGAGATAATCGATAACCTGAATAAGGAGTACAATACTCATGGAGACTGCGACGACAAAGATTGACAGAGAGGTTCTAAGGGGGTTGTGTGTTAAAGGTTGTGCTCCCAAAGACATATCAGCACCTTTGTTTTTTAGTTCCTACTTTTATAAGCAACAGGTTGGCAAGGACTTTTTGGTTGGGCGTCATCACAGAATAATTGCCGATACGCTACAACGAGTTATTAATGGTGAAATCACCAGGTTGATAATCAACATCCCACCGGGCTATGGCAAAACAATGATTGCCACAATTCACATGATGGCCCGCTGCCTCGCAATAGAACCCCGCACCAGATTCCTGCATGTATCGTATTCACACGGACTCGCCTTGCTTAATTCCTCAGAGACAAGAAACATAATCACGATGCCGCAATATCAGGAATTGTGGCCTATGCAAATGCGCAACGATTCGAACGCGAAAAACCTGTGGTGGACCACTCAGGGTGGCGGCGTGTATGCGACGTCATCGCTTGGACAGGTGACAGGGTTCCGCGCCGGGTACATGGAACCTGGGTTTAACGGCGCAATGATTATTGATGATCCCCTGAAACCAGCTGACGCTTATTCTGATGTGGTGCGAAAGCAGGTTAATACCAATTACAACGACACGCTTTCTTCGCGCCTGGCTGTGCAAACAACGCCAGTGATCGTCATCATGCAGCGTATCCACTACGATGATTTATCCGGCTACCTGTTACGTGGCGGTAGTGGTGAGAAATGGCATCACCTTTGCCTGCCAGTGAAGATCGACAACAGTCTTGACTATTGGGATCTGTACCCGGAAAACAAATTCGCTATTCCTGTTCCTCACAACCTGCCGGATGGCTGGCTATGGTTGCATAAGCATAGTGATAAAGATGAATCAACTCTTAAATCACATCGCCGAACATTCGAAGCTCAATATATGCAGTGTCCGCGCAAGTTCGATCAAGAGGGCGCATTGTGGACTGAAGCGATGATAACCGCCGCGCACAGGATGCAGATAACGCAGGAGAAAATTCGCACGGTGATAGCCATCGACCCGGCGACAACATCATCTGATGAGTCAGACGAAACAGGGATTGTAGCCTGTTCCGCTTATGGTGGTGGCAAGAATGCTCAGTATTCAGTAGACGGTGACTACTCAGGCCGCATGTCACCTAATGACTGGGCGCAAGCAGCAATGAACGCCTACAACATCCATGAAGCTGACGCGATGGTTATCGAAACCAACCAGGGTGGTGATATGGCAGAGGCCACACTACGCAATGCAGGATTTAAGGGCCGCATTGTTAAGGTGCACGCAAGCAAGGGTAAATTTGCCCGCGCCGAACCAATATCTGCATTGTATGCACAGGGTAGGGTAGCCCACACTGGCAGCCTGTACACGCTGGAAAATCAAATGATGGAATATGTGCCAGCTACCGCTAAAAAATCCCCTGACCGTATGGATGCGATGGTATGGGGGATCACTGAATTAAGCCAACCACAGGCGATGGGTCTTATGTTACCTAAACGCCTGCGCGGATTTTAAGTTATTGATTATTATCAACTTCGAAAAATTTTCGAAGATGAACAAGAATAATTCTCAATTGGCTACATAAAATCTGTCCCACAATCCCCCGCAAGTTTTTCTATTTTTCGCGTAGCAACGCGTAAACATGTATTCAGGAGTAAACATTATGCCATCTAATGTAGAACTGGCGGTTAATGCTGCCTTGTCACAACGACAGGCGGCCTTTGCCCGCTATGCAGCCGCTAACCCATTCTCAATGGGTATTGATGCAAAACGTGATGCTGCGTGGAGTGAATACGGATTCAAAGAAGAAATCACCTATGCCGATTTATACAAACTGTATCGTCGCGGTGGTATCGCTCACGGTGCTATTGAGAAGATCATCACTACGTGCTGGCGCACCAGGCCAACGCTGATCGAAGGTACGGAAGACGAGAAAGCAAAAAAGGAAACGCCGTGGGAAAGAGAAATCAAAAAACGATTTGATAATCGTTTCTGGCGCGTCATAGCTGAATGCGATCGCCGCCGCCTCATTGGTCGTTATGCTGGCCTGTTAATTCACGTCAGGGATAACCAGCCGTGGGATCAGCCAGTGACGAAAGGTGTAGGCATTGCCAAATTTACCCCTGTATGGGCTGGTGCTCTTACACCGAAGGACTTCGAAGAAGATCCGGAAAGTGAAAGCTATGGCCTGCCGACATGGTGGGAATACAAGGAGCGCATTAACAGTAAGACCATAGCAAGAAAGATACATCCAGATCGCATATTTATCTTCGGTGATTATTCTGATGATGCCATCGCTTTCCTTGAGCCGTCCTATAACGCTTTTGTATCGCTGGAGAAAGTGGAAGGCGGTAGCGGTGAATCCTTTCTGAAAAACGCAGCGCGTCAACTGGCTATCTCATTCGACAAAGAGATTGATTTTCGTTCCCTGGCTGCAACATACGGTTGCGACGTTGCAGAGCTACGCGAAAAATTCAATGAAGCGGCAGAGGATATAAATAAAGGTAATGATGTGATGATGGCATTACAGGGAGCAACCGTTAGCCCGCTGGTTACTGCCGTGGCGGATCCATCAGCTACCTATGACGTCAACCTGCAAACCGCCGCCGCTGGTATCGACATTCCAACGCGTATCCTGGTTGGGAATCAGCAGGGTGAGCGTGCATCAACCGAAGACCTCCGCTACTTCAATAACCGCTGTATGACCCGCCGGGAGGAAATAGGAGGCGAGCTTGAGGAACTATTCCGCAAGATGGCAGATCTCCGCCTTATCAGTATGCCAGTCGACGTGTCGGTACTGTGGGACGACCTTAACGCCATGACGAAAGCCGAGCTACTCGACGCGGCATACAAAATGGCGCAAATCAATCAGGCATGTCTCGCCACAGGTGAACAAGTATTCGACGGTGACGAGATCCGCGAGGCTGCCGGGTATGAAGGGCCAACGCAGGAAGTAGAACTGGACGACGAGGAAAACGACAATGAAGGTGAAGAAAATAATCAGGCGAATACCTCCAGCCGCGATAATGCCATCTAACACCGAAGACCCGACCATGACAGGGAGGTTGAGGTCTGGCGCTATTAAGCGTTTCAAATCCTGCCTGAAAAAAGTAGCCGATCCATATATCGCCATATTGGACAGGATACAATATAGCCTGGCTGTTAATAAGAAATACACCTTTCAGATTTACATGGATGAATTTCACGACATGCTGGAGGATGCCAGCGACATGATTGATGAGATATTCGAGCTAACAGACCCGGAAAACTTCTGGTTCTGGCAGAATTACGTGAAGGTGGCCTATCAGCGCGGCACGGCACAGGAACATGCCAACCTTGCTAACCAGTCTGTCACGTACTCAAGCGCCTACCCTGATGTATCTGCCGTGTTATCCAGTACAACTTACCGAACACGCCTTGCTCTGGTCCGTACCCGTGTATTTGAGGAAATGCGCGGGCTGACCGCACAGATCAAAAAGGATATGGCCCGGCGATTAACTGAAGGCATGGCCCGTGGTTTAAACCCACTGGAAATAGCGCGCACATTGAATCAGGAGACGCAATTACCGCTATACAGGTGTAAACGTATTGCTCGAACTGAAATATGCACAGCGTTACGCACAGCGCGTATGGATGAGGCAGAAGCGGCGACAGAAGAATTTAATCTGCGCACTATGCAAATGCACATTTCGGCATTATCACCGACTACCAGGCTATCGCACGCGCAGCGGCACGGTAAAACATACACCATAGATGAGCAGCGCGAATGGTGGAGTAGATCCCCTAATTCAATTAACTGCAAATGTAGCACGATTACCGTATTAGTTGACGAAGACGGTAACATATTAAACGAACGAATATTAGATCGGGCGCAAGAAAACTATAAAGTTGCGCACGCTAAATATGGCGAAGATTGGGAGTAAAAACCGTGAGTAAAGAACTGATTCAGGTTAATACCAAATTAACCGCTAATACCATACGCCGGGAAACTTATAACGGACGCGAGCACATTGTTGTGCCATCATATACGCTGCCATTCAATATCGTTATGAATCGTGAATATTACCCGGAAGCTGAAATTATCGCTAATTACCAGTCACTGGAGGGGACACTCGCCCCGCTGGGTCATCCTACCGTTGACGGTAAATTTGTTTCCGCATTTAGCCCGGAAGGATTGAACACCGGGTTTTGTGGAGCGTGGAACAGAAACGTTGAATTACGCGGCAATCGTGTTTATGTGGAAAAATGGGTGGATATTGAAACAGCCAGCCATTCAGAACAGGGGCGTGAATTATTAACCCGACTGGAAGCACTGGAGAAAGGAGAAAGCAAAGATCCTATCTGGTCGTCCGTCGCTGTATATCGTCAGCGTATGCCAGCTACTGAAGAGATGAAAGCCCAGGGCGCTGACCATGTAGTAAAAATTATGTCGATCGACCATGACGCTATTTTGCTGCATGAGCCGCCAGCCGCATCACCTGAACAGGGTGTAGGGTTGATGGTTAATACTGACCAGGCGAAACCGTTAATGGCGGTGGCAATGAAAGAAAACAGTTACCGTACGCTTGAGAAACAATTAACCGACGCGGCGCGTGAATTATTTCCTGATGCCGATTACGTGTATGTGGTGGACTTCACTGATAAAGAAGTGACGATCGCCACTAATACAGAAAGTGCTCAAGTTTGCGCATATGAAAAACAGGCTGATAAAATTATTCTCAATAATGGCGAGCTTGCAACCAACGAGGAAAGTAAATCCTGGTTTACGCAGTTCGCTGAACACCTTTCTAATCTTTTCTCCCTGAATGAAAAAATTAAGGCCAATAAATCGGAGGACGATCCCATGCCTTTGACCAAAGAAGAACGCGCCGAACTGGTAAAAGAAATTAACGAAGGCTTATCCGCCAATATCGCTAATGCAGTAGCAGAGGCATTAAAACCAGTACAGGCAAGCGTTGAAGAATTACAGACCAATCAGAAAGCGATTAAAGAAGAGATCGCAGCAAACGCAAATAAAGAAGAAGCAGAAAAACGCGCCGCAGTAGCAAAAGTACACGGCGAAATTGTTGCTAACGCATTAAGTGGTGAAGCGTTAGACGCAATGTTTAAATCCCTGGGTAAAGCAGCACCAATGGCAGCAAACTCAGCCGCTGGTGGAAATAAACCTGCCACCCCTGACATTAACAACTATTTCGCATAAGAGGTGAATTATGGCCCGTTTTCGTCGTGTAAATATTGACGGCAAATCCGTTACTGAAACAGCAGTATCTGCCGCAGCACTTAAGCCGGGTACTCCGGTAAAAATGGCGTCTGGTAAATTCGCTGCCGCAACTGATACCACAGGACGTATTTATGTTGTTAACCCGGCATACCATGAAGGTTTAGGCATTGAAGATGCGATCCCGGTTGGTCATTCCGTGGTTGCTGACTACGCAGAAGAAGGACGTGAATTTGCGATTCTGCTTCCTGAAGGTGCTTACACCAAAGACGCTGCCATCACCATTGGTGAAGGTGGCTTTAAATTGGTTACATCTAATGAACCTGTTTTCGCTTTCTGCCAGGAAACTGTAACCCTTGAAGCGGCTGATTTTGTACGTGTCCGCGTTGCATAATAATAAGAGGTGAAAAACTATGTTGTTTAATAAACACAACCTTGCTACCAACAGCCGCATTCGTGCCCAGTGGGATCACCTTTGGGCGCAGCGCAACATGTTCAATGATCAGGACGGCGCTCTTATTGCCGCAAATATGGCAAACATGACCGCTGACATCCTGGCATGTAATGCCGTTGGCGGCTTCGATCAGGAGTTCTGGAAAGCTGTCGATAACCAGATTATCGAAATGAGCACCGAAGAGACTGGTATTGAAATCGTAAACGATTTGATGGCTGTGCAAACCGTATTGCCAATCGGTAAAACCGAGAAAATGTACAGCGTATCCGGTGATATTAACGATGAAGTTGTCGTTAGTATCGATGGTCAAGCCCCGCATGGCTTCGATCACACTGAATATGGCAGCGATGGCGACCCGATCCCGATGTTCGCAGCGGGTTACGGTGTCAGCTGGCGTCATTCCGAAGGTCTGAAAACTGTTGGTATTGACCTTGCACTGGATAGCCAGCGCCTGAAACTGCAAAAATTCAACAAGGCCCGCGTTGATTATTACCTTAACGGTAACGCAAAAATCAACGTCAACGGTAAACCTGGCCAGGGTATTAAAAATCACCGCAATACCCAGAAACTAGTCATGACCTCCGAAGATCTCACCACTGACGGATTCGATGCTCTCATCAAATTCTTCACCACTGGTGCATTCGGTGTTATGGCCCGCAACAACCGCGTTGACCAGTATGATCTCATGTGGGTGTCACCTGAAATTATGGCTAACCTGGCAGCGCCGCACATTGCAAACGGGACTGTCGTAGGCAGTGTTCTGAATATCGTTAAACCGTTCATTCCGGTTAAAGAAATCCGTCAGACCTATGCACTGAAAGGCAACGAGTTCATTGCCTATCAACGCCGCCGCAACGTCATTACCCCGCTGGTTGGTATGACTACTGGCGTAGTGCCTCTGCCGCGCACCATGCCTACCGATAACTACAACTTCAAAATCATGTCTGCCGAAGGCTTACAAATCACCTGCGACATGCTGGGCCGTTCCGGTGTTGTTTACGGTCACAAATAATTTCGTATTTCCTGTAACTCCCCGGCGCGATGCCGGGGATTTTTTTTGTATGTGGAGCAAACAAAATGGTCACTACAGAACAGGCGCGGGAATATCTTGAAAGCCAGGGTATTGACCTGCCAGACATTATCTTATCTTTGCTGGTGGAGCAGGCAAATAGCGTTAATGAATGCCTTGATGCCAACTATCCGGCCTCCACTGCAACATTGATTCAGCTTTATCTGATTGGCCTGTTAGGACTAAGCCAGGCTGATAAATACGTTTCCTCGCAGACTGGGCCGAACGGTGCGAGTCAGTCATACCGCTATGTCGATTTCAACAAACGATGGAAGGCGGCCTATTCGTTGCTTTACTCCATTGATAAACATCACTGTACAGCCGAACTGATTCCAGCAGATCCAGAAAACACCGCGCACGCCGGGCTGTGGATTGGTAAGAGCAGGAGGATGTGACAATGTGGAACGACCTGACATTACCAAATCCAGTATTGCCGAAACCATTTACCCGCGTGTGGGTTAAAACGGATAGCGGACGCCAGGTGGCGGCCTACCTCAATGATGCTGGCTTATGGGTAATTCTTTGCCCGCGCGTGGCGAAAACTCATCCGAAAATTGTTAAATGGAGTTACGGCTATGAGTAAGCTATCGAGATTTACTTACAAGGCGTTAGCCACCATTTACCCCGTAACGCGTGACGACTGGACAAACTCCGATGTATACGGTACGCCATACCTGGTAGATTGTGCATGGGAGCGTACTGACGGAACTGCAACAGACGCAAACGGCAACGAGGTGAGCAACACAATAACCGTATATACCGAACTGCTTCACAAGATGCAGCCAGTACAGCGCCCGGAAAAAGGATGGATGCTTGCCACTGGTGACACTACTGCTATTGCCGACCCGCTTGCGGCTGGGGCCAACGTTATAACCGGGATCGTTGAATGGGATATGAGCATGTTTAACGACACGCCGGATTATAAGATCGTGACAGGGGGTTAATCATGCCTATCAGGGGAGTTAAACGCGTCCGTGAGAGATTAAAGCAGGAGCTAAAGGAAATCACCGATAAAAAGACGCACGAAGTTTTATGGCGCGTCGGTATGCTGGCTGGTGGCTTTGCGGCAAACATGACACCAGTTGATACGGGTTTTTTAATTAACAGCCAATTTCAATATATAGGTAACACGGCGGAGGGTATGCAGTTACGGCTGGGATATACAGCCCGTTACGCTGAATGGGTGCACAATATGCCAGGCACATTAAAAGGCCAGCCGCGTGAACATTTCGGGAAAACAAATAACCTTTCAGATTTCGGGCCGAAACAGGTAATTGAGTTCGGCGGCGGTACTGGCAAAGGTAAATATTGGGACCCAAACGCGGAGCCGGAATTCTTGCGCAAGGCATTCGAAGATCCAAACAACGCCGACGATATTTATAAAGAGATTGTAGAAGGTTACAAAACATGAAGCGCAGCGAAGTATACGACGAAATAAGGGATTGGATTCAATCCCACGGATACGATGAGGGCTATATTTTGCAGGCCCGTTTCTGGAATGAGCGGAGCAATTCGAATAATGACAGATACATCGTAATCCAGCAAAACGGCGGCGCGGCTGGTGAAGAAGCAATAACCCGTGATTATTTCCGCATTCTGGTTATTTCAGCGCGTAATGATACAAATATCAGTGAAGTGGAAGACCTTGCCGATGCCATCCGTCAAAGTATGTTAACAGAATATAAAACTGATAAAATTACACACATGAAGCCAGTTGGCGCTATCCCTGCAATGCAGACAAGAGAAGGGCGCTTTATTTTTACCGTAGCTTTTCAAACCATCATATCAAGATAAGAGGTAAATTAACATGTCTCAGACTTGCGAAAAAGGCACGTTTACAGGCCGTGACGTTGCTGTATTCTTCGCTATCGCTTGTCCAAATGCGAAGCCGGAAACTGGAGCGTACAAAGCGTTAGGCATGATGCGTGGTAAAACACTTTCCGTTGAATGGGAAACCGCTGACGCCACCGCCGATAAATCAGCCGATTACACGAAAGAATCAATGGTTACTTACAAATCCGTTTCTTTCTCCGGCGACGGTGTGTCCCGCACTGAAGAAATCCATAATCAGAAAGCGCTGAAACGCCACGTAATTACGCCAGGTGAAACCACCGGATCACAACCTTATGTATGGCTGAAGATCGTTTCTCCTGTAGACGTAACTGAAGGCCCATTCCTTTGCACTTCCTTTAAAGAAGAAGATCCACACGATGATGTTTCCACCTGGTCCATTGAGTGCGAAAGCGCTGGCAAGGTAATGGTAGGCGACGTTCCGCCAGCATAACAGCCAATATTAACAATCGGGGCCATTTGGCCCCTTTTCTTTTAAGGTGAATACTATGATCCATGTTCGTACAGGACAATTTGCGGCTGTGGTGAACGGTAAGCGCTATGAGTTTAATCCTTGCTTTGCTGCGATGGCTAAAATCGGCAACGATAGTGAGCTTGTCGAATATTTCGCACTTATCCACGGCAGCAAATACCCATCACGATTGCCTACAGATCCAGGCCTCCGCAATCGCATTATGGCGCGGTGTTATGGTGAGATAGTACAAACGTCAATGCGCATCCTGAAATGTTGCTCAGACGACGAAATAGCCCCGTTATTGGGTGAATGTAGGTTAACTTCTTCCGGCAAGTTACGACTAAAACCCGGACTGATGCCGACCAGTGACGTTATCACGCTGGCACAACATTGCATGTACCACGGTTTAATCGGTGACGGGCCAGAAGAAGACGCCGGAGAGATCCGGGAAGGGGAATATAAGCCGACTTTTAACGTGCTGGAATTCGTTTATTCTGCCGTAGCTCACCTGGGGTTATCAGAATCAGAAGCATGGAATATGACAATGACCGGATATAGGGCCGTTGTACGCGCTAAAACGCCGCCAGAAGCAAGAAACAAACAAAAACGCCCAAATGTATTGCTGGATAAAAAGGCTTATGACGATGGAATGAATGGTGCTATGGAGATACTAAAAAGAATGAAAAATCGCGAGCAAGAAAAAGCCCGGTAGATCCGGGCGTTTTTGTTAAGTTCGCTTATGCTATTTTTTCGTAAAGCACATTCATCTGGGTGCGAATCACTGTTAATATATTGATTGCTGCGTTCTTATTAATGCGTTTATTCGCTACTATTTTTGTTTTCCCATCAATAACAACCAGATCTGCGTGCAATACATGGTTGAAGTTGACAATGTAATAATACTGTTTATCGCCAACATGTTGAACATATGCACCATTTAGATTTCCTTTATACCCACAATCACGCTCTGCGACACCGAAGTCAAATTCGCGGTTCATCTTGCGATTATATGCTACTTGTTTATGTTCCCATTTTCTCATCCATTCATCGCGTTTCATGTTTCACCCTTAATTCCAGTTGCAAGCGTTTTTCACTTTGTCGATGTGGTTATAAAGACCATCAATGTTAAACACTGCTTTCTCAATGTCGCCAGCTTCCGGCACTACTTCAATGATAAATTGTTTTTCGTTAACCAGTTTTTTAATCATTGGAATGGCTTTTTTGCCGTTCCATAATCCAAGAGCTTTATAGTTAGTTGACCGACTCCATTCAGTAGCTACAGCTTTGTGATCGCCGATCCGGTAGTTAATATAAGTAGTGTCCCCAGCGTCAGTTACATGGTTTGACCATGCTACGAACATTTTTGTTTTATTACCCTGGCAAGCGATTGTTAATACAGGTTTGTTTTCATCCCGTGCTTTCAGTGTAGGGAAAGCATCAAGACTTCCGCTGAAATGTTCTGCTTTCACGAAAAGGAACACGTTTTTTGTGTCCTGCATATCATCTTTTCTTTCGACCACAAGCCACTGTTTACCAGCTTTTTCTTTTGCTAACTGTGCCTCATATGCGGCTTGTTTTGCTTGTTGTTCTGCAAGCCATTTAGCATTTTTCTCTGCTAATGCTTGTTGTTCTTGAGTGGTCACTATAGGCGCTTTTTCATTATCCTCATTGCAACCAACCAGACCCAATACCGCCGCAATCATTGCCACTTTTGCTAACCGTTTCATAACCCACCACGCTAACTTGATTTACTGACCATTCCCTTTGGCTTCTTTATACAAAATGGAGTCGTTGAAGTAAAGCCATTTTGTATAAAATAGATACACAGATCACATTTTTGCATGAGGTTAAATCATGGCTACCAGTGTAGGTACAATTTATTACGAAGTTGATGCGAAAACTGGTCAACTTCTCGTTGCACAACGACAGGCAGACCAGGCCTTTGGGCGTATAGAGCGCGGCGCAAAACAGGCTGACCGCCAGGTAAACACCCTGAAAACATCCATCAAGGCACTGACCAGGGTTATCCATTTGCTAATTGCTGCGGAGGCCGTGCGTCAATTTATGGATATGGCGGAGCAAGCAAAAATGCTTCGCGTAAAAATCAAAATGCTTACGGGCGATGCGGAGTCCGCCGGACGGGTTTTTGATGGCCTGAAAGCAATATCAAAAGAAACAGGCCAAAGCATGAAGGATACCGGGGATCTGTGGCAAGGCTTAGCTATCTCACTGAAGAACACGTCCGCCACTGAAGGGCAATTGCTTAACCTGGTAGGTACGATTCAGAAAATGGGGGCGTTGGGCGGCGCGTCAGCGGAGCAGATGTCAAACTCAATGCGTCAATTCCGTCAGTCTATCGACGGTGGCGTGTTGCGTGCTGAAGAATTCAACAGCCTGTTAGAAAACACCCCGACCATCGTACAGACAATGGCACGCCAGATGGGGTTATCAATGGGCCAATTCCGCGCCGAAATGCTGGACGGTAAGATCACGGCAGAAAGGATGGTTAACGCAATCCAGGCGGCTACGCAGGAAACAAACGAGAAGTTTGCGCAGTTGCCGCGCACATCCGGCATGGCCCTGAATGAGCTTAAAGTCGAGGTTATGGGACTTATTGAGCAATTGGATGATCTTTTCGGTGTATCCGATACGGTTGTTGCTGGTATCGATCTTGTAACGAAAGGTGTTAAGGCTTTAGGTGAAGGCGCTGATTTCGCTAAAACCTGCTTTAACACCCTGAAGACGGCTGGTGGCGAATTCATCGACATGTTTGAAGATGTCAGAATCAAGGCTGGCGAGGTAGCCGAGAAGATCATCGCAATGGTGACGCCAATCAAGGCACTAATGGATGCCTACAAATGGATGAAGGAGGTCGTAGGAGAGCAAACCGACGAATATAACAGCAACTACGAGAAGAAATACGGTAAGACCGTTGGCAAGGTCATGCAACTACAGGATGATCTGACCGCAGCAATCCAGGCTACAGAAGAAGCAAGGAAAAATGAACAGAATGCCGCCAATGACGGAGCGATTACCGGATTCGACAAGCCAGTAGACAAACCGAAAAAACAGAAAAAAGAGAAGAAATCTGAAGCTGATCGTCTTGGCGATAAAGGTATAAGCGTTTCTGACCAGTACAACAAAGACGCCGCCGCTATGCGCAAAGCGTTAGAGAGCGGCAAGGCCATTGATGCTGCATTCGCCCAGGGTAAAATCACTCTCCTTGAGTACCGCGCCGCGCAAAAAGGGATAGGTAAGGAACTAAAGGAAGAATTAGCACAAATTCCGGTAGAGGAATTGCGCGACAAATGGGAGCAAATAGTAAGCCCGATGGATCAGCTAAAGGGCGAAGTAGACCCTATTCAGCAGGTTCAAAATGAATGGGCCGTCCGTAAGCAAATGCTTATCGACCTGGGCGTGACGGAAGCGCAACAGAAACAGGAACTGTTAGCCTATGAGCAACAGATCCGCGATCTGAAGTGGGAGCAATGGCAGGCGCAAAGCGACACAAACAGCCTTATCGGTGATTGCGTTAATGGCCTTAAAGGTGGTATGAGCAATGCACTTGTTGGCCTGTTAAACGGCACTCAATCATTGAGTGATGTTTTTGCTAACTTAGGAAGCAATATACTCGGCAATATCGGTAACAGACTCTCAGACATAGCTGCAAACTGGATAGCAGATCAGATCATGATGGAGACACAAAGCAAGGCCACGCAAACAAGTACAACAGCAAGCGCGGTAGCAGCTCAGGGAAGCATTGCTGCGGCGGCGGCCCCAGCAGCGGCGGCAACTGCGGCGTCAACTGGCGGTAGCTGGGCGGCGGCTGGTTCGGCGGCGCTCACTGCGATCATGTCGCTGGCTACGTCAATTTTCGGCGGCGGTCGCTTTAATGGTGGTAGCGTCATTGGTGGTAATATGTACCGCGTAGGGGAACACAACAGGCCGGAGCTATTCCAGACATCTAACGGCAATCAATATATGATCCCTGGCGAGAACGGCAGAGTTATTCCGGGCCGTGATATTGGCGGCGGTGGCGGTATTAGTATGCCTGTCAGTATCAGCATTCAGACCACGAACGGATTCAGCGACGAAGACAGCCGCAGACTTGAATTAACAATGGAACGTGTAGCCATGAAAATGATAACAAGGGAATCTCAAAGACCAGGCGGAATGTTGCAACCTCGCCGCAAATAAACTAAACCCCGGTGCAATGCCGGGGTTATTTTTCGTATTTATAAACGACCATTCCGCGCGATATATCCCCTTTCGAATATCTCGACTCACTTATGAGTGCCTTTCACGCCACATAACTTGTTATAGGCATGGTGCTCAACAATTAACCAAACCTTCAAATCTTCGCTAAACAGCCTCCAATCAAGATTGATATCCATTTTGTATCCGTAACCGTCGCGTAACTTTTTGGGGTAAACTTCTTTTCTCAGAAAGGCTTTAAGTAATTCCTTACCTTTCTTGATGATCCGGTCCTGTGCGTTTTTCTGTGCTTTCAGATTTCTGTCAATCGCTACCAGTTTCATAACTCACCCCATCATCCTTAGTTAAGTGCCTTCAGGAAGAAGTCCCGGTATTCATCTTCTTTCGCATTCATCATGAATTGACCGTATTTGAATGCGTCGTCGAAACCCTTAACGATTGCTATTTCCACTTGTTCGAATGCGTTATTTAGCATTACTACTACATAGCGTTTCATTTTGGGCCTCCTTCGTTGGTACTACTTTCTTCTTGCTTTCTATATACATCTTGTTGCGTGCTATGTGAAGCCATTTTGTAAACTAGCTATAATCATTGTGACAATGATCTTATTTTTCGCGTAGAAGCGCGTAAAGATATATACAAAATGTAACTTGTGGGGGTTTTATGCCGGAAGTGTTCAGATGGACGCCGCAAAGAAGCTACAGCGTGACCAGGAAGCCAGACGTATCTGTTGTTAAGCTGGGCGATGGTTATGAGCAAAGACAGGTAAAAGGTATCAATCCATTGCTTGATAGCTACACCCTGGTGTTTAAAGGCAGTAGCGCCGGATGTGGTGATGGTGGAAACGTAGCAATCCAGGCGGAAGCATTCTTGAGGGCGCGCGGCGCGGTCGAGGCTTTTTACTGGTCGCCGTCAATGGATAACGTGCAAAGGCTTTTTGTCTGTCGGCAATGGAGCATGACTAAAGACGGGCCTTTGTACACGCTAAACGCAACGTTTGAGCAAGTTGTTGGCTAATGGGGGTTGTTATGTACGGGACTTGTGTAGTTGACAAAACTTACGCTTTTACATTGTTTGACGACTATGAGATCAACGACCTTACTGTAAAAGCTGACAACGGCGATATATGGTATCTTCACGACGTTGGTGATGGGTACGTTGGGTGTAGATCCCGGGAAGGGAAGGAGGTTTTATTTTTGGTTGATGGCGTATAAACACGACCCCGCGCGAAGCGGGGTTATTTTTATTCTATTTCCATTAATGCTATATTTTCTGCTATCGTTTTCCAGTCCAGATCTACAGCATGAACGCCAAATACTATCAACCCCATTATTATTAGCGCCAAAACTTCTATTTTTATAATCAGTCACCTATAAGTTATCACGCAGATAATTAACGCCCTTATCAGTGACGAATGAATGGTTAACCTGGTTTTCATCCGTCATGATGATGAATAACTTTTCATGTAGGTATTTCGCTTTCGGGTACAGCGTTAAACAGACCTGGTACAGTATCCCGCGCTCAATCAGCAAATCAATAAATTCGTGTTCATGATAACCGATGAGGCGGGCGGCCTGTTTCAACGTGTACACATAATCACCGTGATTGCGCCGCCCCATGTTGCCGCCTTATTTATCGAATGCTGAAAGGTTATCGATACAGAAATCTTTCGCCGCTTTTTCGTATTCGCGTTTTGCTTCTGGATCGTCAGCCGGGAAACCTTTTGCGTGTATTTCACCAGGGCAAGACTGGTCCATAGAATCTGCATAATAAGCAGTGAAGCTACCATTAATATCTTTCGGGTTCATATCTTCCACCTCATCAACTATCTGTACCGGATTAGCAGCATATTTCACTGGATGGCCTAAACTACATTCAAGAATCCTGCCTTCTTCCAGGGCTACTTCTTCGCTATCAAATAATCCGAAACACTCCTTGCTACCACTTAACCACACATCAAGACTGTATTTTTTCATTTTTGTTAGCCTCATATTTGACAGGTTCGATCTGGTATCCCAAAAGGCGGTCATCCTCAGCAAGTAAAAGCGCGTCAACCAATGCTTCACCCTCGTCGTCATACAGGGCGATAACCTTTTCCCTACCGTCTGTCATGAATACCGTCAACTTCCATAGCTTTTCAGTCATAACGCACCTCCGCGCCATTTTGTTAACTATGCTTCCGTTTGAGTAAAATATACATATTGTAAAAACCGCGATCAATCCATTTTGGTATGATTTAGCGTGACGCAGATCACAGAATGACAAGGTGAGAAAATGCGCAATATTCCGAGAGAAATGATTATTGATTCCGTCGATGCCGGAGTCGGCGCGGTAATTGACTTGTTTGAATTAGACCTCACGCCCCTGGGTGGCGAGGTTATCCGCTTCCATTCCGGCGTGAATGGCTATTACGGCCCGGTTATCTGGAAGGGGGTGGCTTACAACAGCTACCCTATCGAGGCCACTGGCTTCGAAATGAAAAACGAGGGTGTCTATTCACGCCCGCAAATGGTTGTAGCCAACATTGGCGGCCTAATCACCGGGATGAATAACGATTTCAACGACCTGCGAGGAATGAAAGTTACACGCCGCCAGGTGGAAGTAAAATACCTGGACGCCATCAACTTCCCCAACGGCAACCCGGATGCAGATCCGTCTATCGAGGCGGTGTCTTTTTACGTCGTTGAGGCGATGAGCGAAGAAACAGCCGACCAGGTGCAATATGAGCTGTCAACGCCAATTGATGCTGACAAGGCGGTTATCCCAGGGCGCACAATCCTTGCTGACGTTTGCCAATGGCAATATCGCGGCGACGGTTGCGGATACAGTGGCGGCCCTGTAGCTACTGATAAAGACGAATCGACCAGCGATCCAAAGCTGGATAAATGCAGCCACCGCCTGAGCGGTTGCCGTTTACGTTTCCCGCGCCCGAATCCGTTACCAATTTCATGTTTCCCAGGATCGAGCAAGGTGGGTTGATTATGGCACTTGAAGATAAAATGATTCGCTATGCAGCAGCCCACCCGCGCGAGGAAGTGTGCGGGCTGGTGATAGATAACGATTATTTTTACCCGTGCGCTAACGTGTCTGAAACGCCGCACAACAGCTTTAAAATCTCGCCTGACGATTATATCAAAGCTGACGAATTGGGCGTTATAACAGCCGTTTTCCACTCTCACGTTGAAGATATTCCGGTATTGTCGGCACGGGATCGACAACAGCAGGTTATTTCCGGCCTGCCGTGGTTTTTATGTTCCGGTGGCATGGTGAGGAAATTCCGCCCGGTGGCGCACCTGTTAGGCCGTAAATTTGAACACGGGAAAACAGATTGCTACTCGCTTTTTCGTGACGCCTATCACCTTTGCGGCGTGGATCTGCCTGACTTTGAACGCCACGATGGGTGGTGGCTGCGTGGGGAAAACCTGTACATAAAAAACCTGCCATTGAACGGGTTTTTCATGGTTGATGCGCAAAGCATTCAGCCTGGTGACGTGATTATTCGCCAGCCGTTCAAGGGTGCTGACCCATGTCACGCGATGATTTACCTGGGCGATAACACTGTTTTGCATCATGACAATGCCGGACTGCTAAGCCGCCGCGAGCAAATGCGGCCCGCGTATGTTCGACAAACGCATTCAATATGGAGATCTGACAAATGCTCAAATTTAGATTTACGGGCAATCTTCGAAGATATTACGGCAAAGTGTGTTTAAACGTTGATACGCCAGCACAAGGACTTAGCCTATTGACCGCGCAGAATCAGGAGTTCAAGAAGGCTTTTTTAAATACACCTTTGCGGTTACGGATTGCCGGGAAAGATTATAACGAAAAGACGGCCCCGGCAGCGGTTAATAGTAAATACCCTGACGGAACTACCGTCATTATTGCGCCAGTAGTTGAAGGCGGTATTGCTGGGATTGGTGTTGTAGGCTGGATCCTGATTGGTGTTTCGGTGGTTAGCGTTGCGTTCTCAATCTTTATGTCCCGCAACATGAAGATAAAAACATCGGCAGAAAGCGCACAAGATAACACCATAACGAACAACACCTACACCAGCATTGAAAACAAGGTGGGCCAGGGTAGACCAGTGCCAATACTATTAGGTGAAATGAAAATAGGTTCAAACGTCGGATCGTTAGGCATAGACACAAGCAACAATAGAGACGCCTTAGACGTTGTAAGTTAACAGGAGAAAAACCATGAGTAGCGGCGGCGGCAAAGCCAAAACACCAACATTATTGAACGATAACCTGTATCACAAACAGTTTTATCGTGTTTTAGATATTCTCAGCGAAGGGCCGATATACGGTCCGGTAAACCAGAAAGCGCCATTGAATGACGTGATGCTTAATGACACTCCTGTTACTGACGCAAACGGGAATACATCAATTCCGGGGATTAGTATAGCCTGGCGCAACGGCACGGCTGACCAATCGCCGATTAATGGTTTTAACGCCATTGAGTCAACCGTTATTGTCAACGCAAAGGTAACTCACGACACACCAATAATCAGGACTGTTTCAGATCCAAACGTTACCCGCGTCAGGTTGAATCTTGGTGTTGATGCTCTCGTTCAGTCAGATGAAAAGGGCAATCAATATAATACATCCGTCATGTTGATGGTTGATGTTAAACCGTCATCATCTTCTACGTGGTCGCTGATTAAAGACATACACATTGGCCCTGGTAAACAAAGCGGTGAATACCTGGAAGCTCACATCATTAAAGCGCCGGATGAAAAACCGTTTGATATTCGCGTTCGTCGCATAACACCAGACAGCAACGGCGATCTATTGCGGAATGATACGCGGTGGAGTAGTTACAGCGAAATAATAGATGATAATCTGTCTTATCCTCATACCGCTGTAGCTGGCGCCGTAATTGACCATGATCAGTATACTGATACGCCTACCCGCACCTATCACCTTCGCGGCCTGATTGTTGATGTGCCTGACAATTACAACCCTGAAACGCGCACATATTCAGGTTTATGGCTTGGTGGATTTAAAAAGGCGTATACCAATAACCCTGCATGGCTTTTCCGGTATCTGGTTAAAAACGAGCGCTTTGGACTTGCTCGACATGCTGGTTACATTGATGTTGATGATGGCGCTTTGTACGTGCTTTCTCAATACTGCGATCAGTTGGTTGATGATGGCTATGGTGGCCTTGAACCTCGCATGACGCTTAACGCTTACATTACGGAGCAAATGAGCGCCCGCGACCTACTGGATAACATCGCAGGTATGTTCCGTGGTATCGCGTTATGGGACGGACAACGTCTTACCGTGATGATTGATGCGCCACAAGATCCAATCGCCACCATCACAAATGCAAACGTCGTTGATGGCGCGTTTACTCGTTCAAGTATCGCACGCGCAGAATGCTACAACGCCGTGATCGTATCCTGGACTGACCCTGAAAACGGCTGGGAGCAATCAAAAGAATATGTCGCAGATGATAAACTAATCGCCCGTGATGGTTATAACGAAACCACGTTGGAGGCGTTCGGTTGCACTTCACGCGGGCAAGCGCACCGCGCTGGTAAATGGCTGATCGAAACAGCGAAACGCGAGCCGTCAAAATTCACATTTAAAATGGCCCGTGACGCCATTCACTTTACGCCGGGGGATATAATCGAGATCCTCGATAATAATCGCGCAGGCGCTCGTTTAGGCGGTCGCATCGTGGCGAACAATGGCAGAGCGATCACGGTCGACAAGGTTGATTCTGAATATATCGCGGCTGGCGACACCATCAGCTTACTTGATAGCGATGGTAAATTTAAAAAACACCAGATCATCGGAGTTAACGGGAACATTATCACCCTTGCAGCCGCCCCGGCGTGGATTCGTAACGGCACTGTTTTTGCTGTATCAACCAACGCAGCAAAACCCGTTTTATGTCGAATCACCAGTGTAGCAGAAACAGAAAATAACAGCGTATACACCATCGAGGCCGCACAGCATGATCCACATAAGCAGGCCGTAGTCGATAATGGCGCAATCTTCGAGATCAATAACGACACGCTTAATCACTTCCGCGTGCCGAACATTGAAAATCTGAAGGTGTTAAACGTTGGATCTGAAACGGTTCAATGTCGCGCAACATGGGAAACACAGACGACAACGCGTCGCCTGACCTTTGAGATTCGCGTGTATAACGCCGAAGGCGCTGTAGTTAAAAGCTACGAAACCACGAATTACAGTTATGATTTTTATGGCATTGATGCTGGCAACTACTCATTAGGCATTCGTGGCAGAAATGACACGGGCATGAAGGGTGCGGAAAGCATTGTCGATCTGGTTATTGGCGCACCAGCGGCCCCAGTTGGCGTTAATTGGGTTCCCGGTGTATTCCAGGCTACAGTTTACCCGATCAGCAGAACAACGCTCACCACTGATACCAGTTACGAGTTTTATTACTCAGGTGAAACGCAGATCACTGATCCGGCATCAATAACCACTAAAGCACAATATACCGGGCGTGGTCATCAGTGGACGTTTGGCGGCATGAATACAGGTCACACATATTACGTTTATGTGCGCGCGCGTAACGCTTTTGGTGTGTCTGACTTTGTGGAAGCGTCAGGTAAGCCAACAGAAAACTTTGATGAAATTACCGATTACGTCACCAAAGACGTAATGAATTCCAAACAATTTAAAGAAATGGTTGGTGACATTAAAGATCTAGGCGACCGCACTGATCTTATCGAAAGCGCTACGAATGACCTTAAAACTGCTACTGACAACCTCAAAACTGCAACTGATAATCTGACCAACATAACTGACGATTTAAGGACTGAAACTGACAACCTAACCATAGAAACAGGATCAATAAAAGCTGATACTGATACGCTCAAAAAAGAAACGGAAGATCTTTATAAAAAAGTTAAGGAAAACGCCGATGATATTGGACAGCATGAGTCGAGAATCGACTCGCTGGAGGTGTCTAGCGAAAAAGTTGGCAGCGAACTGGCGCAAGCAAAAGCAAGTCTGCAAAACGCCTCACTTGCTCTTATTAATAACTCGCTTGCACAGACTAACACTCGCGTAACTCTTACCGCTCAGTACAAGAAAGGCAGGACAGAGACGAAAGCGGAAATTGACCGCATTGACAACGTTATCGCTGAAGAGAAAAAAGCGACAGCGGAATCACTGGAAACCATCACGGCAGAAATGAATGTGATGGACACAAACCTTAAAGGTCAGATCTCTAATGTGCAACGCGCAGTAGCTGACGAGGCCAGCGCCCGCGCTGAAGCTATTAACGGTGTAAATGCCTCAATAAGCAATCTTGACAAGAAAACTGACGCCAGCGTAAACCGTCTTGATCAGGCAATTGCAGACGAAACAAGTGCGCGTACTCAGGCTATCAGCGACGTGAACGCAAGTATCTCAACACTTGACAAGAAAACTGACGCCAGCGTTAAGCGCCTCGATAATGCAATATCAGATGAAACGCAGGCAAGAAGCGACGCAATAACAGTGGTTAAAGCTGATTTAACAACGCTTGAAAATAACACAAATGCCAGTGTTAGCCGTCTTGATCAAGCTATCGCTGATGAATCAAGCGCACGTGCTCAGGCGATATCAGGTATCAGCGCGACGCTTGGCGGCGTTAAAAGTGAGGTTGATAAAAACAGCGACGAGATAGATCAGGCGAAAGCAAGTCTGCAAAACGCATCTCTGGCGCTTATTAATAACTCAATGGCGCAAAGCAAGATGAGCACTGTTATTGAGGCGAAATACAGGAAAGGACAAACAAAAACAAAAGCGGAAATAGCAAGGGTAGACACAGCAATCGCAGATGAGGCGAGCGCACGCGCAGAAGCTATTAGCGGGGTAAATGCGTCAATTTCCACGCTCGATAGCAAGGTGACAAGCAACGTAACCAGGATGGATAAAGCGATCGCAGATGAGAAGAATGCACGCACTGACGCAATCAGCAGCCTTAACTCATCGCTTACCAGTACGATTAATTCGAAAGTATCCGAAGTGTCAACTGCACTTTCTACGCATGAAACATCAAGCGCGGAAAAATTTGGCCAGATCTCGGCATCTTTCGACGATGTAAACTCAAGCATCACGGAATGGTCACAGGCTATGGCAACGGCAGACGAGGCATTGTCAACCAGAATCGACCAGTTGAAAGTAACTATTAACGGAAACACAACGGCGATAGAAACGACATCAAAAGCACTGACTGACTTCAAAGGTAACGTTGATGCGTCATATTCAATTAAGATTGCCACTGATAAAAACGGTATGAAATACGCTACAGGAATGTCGCTCGGCCTTACTGGTAGCGGGACTAACGTTCAATCGCAGTGTATTTTCCTCGTTGACCGTTTCGTGCTTATGACTGCGGCAGGTGGCTCCTATCAGACCCCGTTCTATGTTACTAACGGTGCTTGCTACATCCGTGATGCGTGGATCAGAGACGCATCAATCACTACCGCGAAGATTGCGCAGCAAATTCAGTCAACCAACTATAAAGCTGGTTCGGCTGGCTGGATGCTAAATAAAAACGGCAATGCGGAGTTCAACAACGTCACTGTACGCGGTACGGTGTACGCAACATCTGGTAAATTCACTGGTGAGATTCAGGCCACAAGCGGGAAGTTTAAAGGTACAGTAGAGGCAAAATCATTTGTCGGTGACGTTGCTAACATGGGGGTTGGTCCAGATCGAGTGCTTGGGCATAACGGAAGTTATAGCGCAACCATCACATATAAAGACAGCACGGATAATGCATTGACGAAATCAGTTATGCTTATGGCGACTATTTCATTAATGTCTGGTGAATATAGATCCACTTATAACGTAACGTTTAGTTGCGGAGATAAAAACAAAACAATTTCATATTACGTGCCTTATGGTGGATGCACATTAACAGTGCAATGCGCTTTTTCTGGTTTAAAAGCATCAGATATTATCGGGAAAATATATTGTCCTCAAACATCATCATCTGAAGGATACGCATATTGTACCGCGTTGTATTCTCCAACAATGATAGTAGCAAGAGGCACCGGATCATTTAGAACATCAACGACAGCATAAAAAACGGGGCATAAGCCCCGTTTTTTTTATGCATTGTTTTTATTTTTTACACCCATCATTTACACCAGAAAAATGGATAGGTAAATTACATTCACTGTCAATAATTTTACCTTGTAGTTGTTTTTCTTTCCATGAGTCAGTATTGAAATAACTCGAACGTTGGTTATCAAGGCCAGTATCACCATATTGAGCAGTGCCAGCATCACTCTTATCTGTCGAATTTACAGAAGCAAAAGCACCAAAAGACAGAGCTGATAAGATGCAAGCAACAATTAGTTTTTTCATTGTATTCACCTTACTGTTTGTTTTACTGTCATTTGTTGTTCGTGATGATCCACCCATCCGATGAGCAAATCACCGCAGAAGCTATCATTTCGTATGTTGATATAGATCAAAAAATACATTATGTATAAGCCCAAAGTGTAACACAGATCACAAAATGGTAGAATTGTTTAGTTAATTAACAAAACGGAGTTATTGCGATGATTTACACAACAGGCACTATAGCTGTTAGCGGAAACACAGTTACCGGGGCAGGGACTGAATTCAACGCCGCATTATCTCTGATCAGAGTGGGTTGCACTCTTATTGCCATTAGCGATCCGGTGCAGATTTTTTCAATCACAAAGGTAAAAAGCGCAACAAGTTTGTCGGTAACTCCTGCGGCAAGTCCGGCTATTCCGGCTGGAACTAAATTTAGCATCCTGCTTTCAGATTCGATCTCTGTGGATGGTCTTGCTCAGGATGTCGCCGAAACACTGCGTTACTATCAGGGCAAAGAATCAGAAATAGCGGACGCAGTTGAATTTTTTAGCGACAACAAAGATGTGATTTCAGCCTCAAAATTAGCATCACAATCAGCTACCACTGCAACCAACGCTGCAACAACAGCGACAAGCGCAGCCGATTCAGCTAAGACATACAGAGACGAAGCCCACGAATACGCCAATCAGACCGCACAGCCTTACGCGTATGTTTTGCAACCGCTGCCGGACGTATGGATACCGTTTAACGATTCTCTCGATATGATCACGGGCTACGGCCCTGGTACTAAAAAAGTAACCATTAATGGGGAAGAAAAAACAATATCATCAGATAAAGTTGTTTCTTTCTCACGCGCAAGCACTGCTACTTACATTAACAAATCAGGTGTTTTAACTGTGGCTGGTATTAATGAGCCACGTTTTGAACGCGAAGGATTACTGATTGAGGGGACGCGCACAAACCTGTTAATAAACAGTACAGACCCTTCGAAGTGGAATAAGTCAACTTCACTGGACGTTACAGAAACAGGCACAGATAGTTTTGGGTTTAATTATGGCCGGTTTGTCGTACAGGATTCGATTGTTGGTACAAGTAAAGCGCATACCATTATCGGACTGTATTCGAGTGCCGGAGGGGTTGATACTTCAGGGGACGAAAAGCATGTAACTATATCCTGTCGGGTAAAAAGTGAAGTTGATAATATCGCCGTTCGTATTTTATTTGAACATTATGATGGGGAGGTAAGGACATCAATAGGAGCAGCAAACCTGAACCTTACCACCCGCATAATTAGCAAGACAGGTCAGACAAGCCGTGTTACAGCAAGGTCTGTTAAGGATGATGCAACTGGCTGGATATTTTTTGAGGCTACATTAAAAGCAGATACAACAGAAAATACGGTTGGTGGTTTCGTCCAGTATTCTCCGGATACAGGTCAGATGGTGGCATCAGGGGATTGTCTCGATGTAACCACTCCACAGATTGAGGCTGGTGCAGGCGCATCATCTTTTATTGTTACGGGGTCGGCACCAGCAACGCGGGCAAGCGATATGGTGACAGTCCCAATCAAGAATAACCTTTATAATCTTCCTTTTACGGTTCTTTGTGAGGTACATAAGAACTGGTATAAAACGCCAAATGCAGCGCCGCGTGTTTTTGATACCGGCGGTCATCAAACCGGAGCGGCGATCGTAATGGGGTTTGGTTCATCAGGTGGGTACGACGGTTTTCCGTATTGTGATATAGGTGGTTCAAACCGACGAATAAATGAAAATGCCGGGCTGGAAAAAATGCTTATTGGTATGCGGGTAAAGTCCGAACGGTCCACATGTGTAGTCAGTAACGGTAAGTTAAGCAGCGAAACAAAAACAACCTGGACTTATATTCAAAGCTCCGCAACTATTCGTATCGGTGGTCAGACAACGACAGGACAACGTCATTTATTTGGTCATGTTAGAAATTTTCGAGTATGGCATAAGGCATTAACTGATGCGCAATTAAGCGAAATTGTTTAAGGTGGTTAACATGAAAGACGTTAGCTTGCAATTTACTGACAAACAGCAATACAACGACATTGTGATTAATAGCGGCTGGCTGGATGCCAATTGGTCAACCGTGTTTATTGATGATATCGGTTTTGTCCTTGTATTCGACGATCCAGAAAGCGAGACACCTGTACTTATTGGGAAAAAAGGTTATTACGTCAACGTGCGTATAACTGGTGACGATGTTGATATTTCTCAGCTTGAGCCTTTCATCGTTCCAGATCCAGGCGTCCGCGCATGGGCTTAA